CTAATTGTTGATTGCCCATTCAAAATCATCAGCAATCTTGATTTGGCGGTTCTTTGTGACGTGGAGATAGATCAGTTCTGTGACTTTAGAATTGCTCTTGTGTCCGATTCGTGCCTGAATCTCTGGTAGTCCGACTCGCGGATTAGAAGCGAGTAACGATACATGGGTATGGCGCAAACTGTGTGGAGTAAGATTTGTTGGCAACTCAGCTTTCGCAAGAACCTTCTTCATATAGTCGCCCACCCCTGTGACTTGAACTGGATATCCGGGATAAGTGGGACACCAGAAAACAAAATTGTCCTTCGAGTTAAACTTTTTGGCAGAAAGGCGTTCATCCTTTTGCCACTCCAGCAATAATCCGAAAGCCTTGGCTACGGTATCTCCAAAGCTTACGATGCGTTCACTCTGTTCATTCTTTGGAGGGATAAAGGAATACTTAAGAACGCTTGTACCGTATATCTGTTTGTTTACATCAATCGTTCTGTTCTCCATGTCAATATCTTCCCATTGAAGTCCTGCGGCTTCGCTGATCCGTAAGCCTGTGTAGGCTAGTACAATGAAGAAAGCCCACATATTGGTTGTTGACATGAACCTTGCTAATTGTAGAAATTTTTTCAGTTCGTCCTTCTCGAGAAATTTGGGGAGGACTTGTTTTTTTTCTCCGATTTTACGCGCTGTTTTTTTCTCCTTCGGTATAACCGCATCAGCAGTCGGATCGAACTCGATCAAGCCTTTCCGCTTAGCGTGTTCAAACATGAGGCTAGCCGCTGTGTGTATAGTGGTAATAGTGCTGCGTTTTTTTCCTTCTTCCTTCAGTTTGTAAAGGAAATCCTGATATTGACTCGCGGTCACATCGACGAGCGCAAAGCCACCAAATTGTTTCAACAGAACCCTAAGTCCATACTCACGATTCTTGATCGTGTTGCCAGCTGGTTCTCGCTCAATGATGTATGCTTTAAGCCATGTCTGACTCCAAGTCCTTACTGTTAGGTCGTCTGTGTATTTCAACTTCTTCTGTATCTTTTTCGCCTCGATCAAGATTCCAAAATCAACTGCCTCTTGAATTGTGTCAAACCTAGGCGACTCCATTTCTTTGCTGCTTTTCTTTTCCTCCCCTTCAATGAATTTGGTAGTGGGGATGTAATAGCGATAAGAATACTTGCCATCACGTTCCCTTACATTTGTCGGCAACTTTCGCTTCGGGGAACTTCCTTTCTTTTTCACAATTATGACTCCTTTCTTTTCGAAGTTGCAGAACATACGTTCTGTTTTTGGGTATATTTAAACAGCCTTGCAGCTGGAAAGCACAAAGTTATATATAAAAACTATGAAGTTGTTTCGGGATGCCGCAACGTAGTAGATAAGCTTCGTGCGTTTCCCACGGCTCCGGTTCCACGGAATATGTCAGTAGTTTTACAGCAAAAAAGTTGGCTTGCCGTTCGTATTTACCGACTGCAAAAAAGGTGTGCTCATCTAGCCAAAATTGGCTTAAACCTGAGTGTAGACGGTCATGTCCAAGCTCGTGAGCACATACTACACGCTGCCATTCATCAGACAGACCATTATGGATACAAATAAATCGCCTTCGCAATTTTCGGTAATACAGACCGCGAGTCCCTTCATCGAATTCCACATGGCGGATTAATATGTTAAGCCCCTTGGCAATGACAAAGGGGTCGTTTGTTTTGAATCGTTTAACCAACTTGTGAATAATGTCGTCCAAAACATTCACCTACTCTTTGTTGTCCTTCGAGGCACCTTTCTTCTTTTTTCCATAAGTCTTTTTATTCAGTTCCTTGGATTCCCAAAAAAGCCCAGTGAGCATATCCATGACTCTCTGACGTTTCTCTCCCTCAATAGGAACACCGTCAAACATAATTGGTTGGTCTTCCTCAAGCATCTGCTTAAAGTCAGCTATGTCCTTGGATGTCGCCCATTCAGGAATTAACTGAGTGTCTTCACCTTCATCAACAGTAAAATAATCAAGAGGCTTGTTGAAATAATTAGCTATTAATTTTAACGAATCTATCTGGGGGTGTTTTGTTTGTCCCGTAAGTATTTTAGTGACACCGGTGTAGGAGACGCCTGTTTCCTTGGCAAGACGGTATTTAGTAATTCCGCGTTCATCCATCAATTCCTGGATTTTATCTGCTAACTCCACAACAGCAATGCCTCCTATATATCTCAATAGTGTTATATCTCTATGAAGTTATAATAGAACACAAAAGGGAGATAAGTCAAGTATTTCGAAGAGAGCGAGAGAAAAAAGGTTATTATGTGACACTATAGGGTTATATCGTACGTTGATTATAATTCTATGGAGTTATAGTATGTGTATAGGAGGTGAACGCAGTGGGACAAGCAATTGAAGAAAATGTACAGAGGTTAATTGATGCAAAAGGCTGGACAATCTACCGTCTCTCTAAAGAGAGTGGGGTTGCAGTATCTGCATTGTACAACATAGGTAAGAAAAAGCAAGGTCCATATGCTGAAACGCTAGTAAAGCTCGCTGATGCTCTTGAATGCACAGTTGATGAATTGGTCAGATGTTAAAAAAGAATCATGCTACAGGAGGGTGAACCTTGACGAATGTTGATTTAAAGCCAACGTTGGATGTTATTGACGCTGCAAATTACCTAAATGTCAGCAAATATACTGTGATCAATCGTATCAAACAAGGTAAGTTAAAAGCCTATAAACAAGGCCGAGTATGGAAAATTAAAAGAGAATGGCTTCTTGAATATGAAAATGATCTACTCAAACAAATCGCATAAACGAAAGGAGAATCAGATTGCAAATTGACGTTACTAAAATCAAAGTCAGTGATCGTATCCGTAAGGACTTTGGCGGCATCGAAGAATTGGCCCAAGATATAGAACAAAATGGACTCATTAATCCTATTGTAGTAACACCAGATTATCAGCTTATTGCCGGAGAGCGGCGTTTGAGAGCGCATCAGTTCCTTGGACGATCAGAAGTGACAGTAAGAGTAATGGAAATCAAAGACTTTGAACATCAGCTTCAGCTTGAGATTTCCGAGAATGAACATCGTAAGGAGTTCACTTTTTCCGAGCGAGTAGAATGGGCGCGGCGACTTGAAGAGGTCGAACGCTTGAAGGCCAAAGAGCGCATGGCTGGAGGTACGGAAAATTTTCCTGACCAACCTACCGGACAAGTACGGGATATTGTAGCGGATCAGGCAGGCTTTGGCTCTGGCAGGCAGTACGACAAAGCGAAGTTTATTGCGGAAAATGCTACTCCTGAAATCATTCAGCAGCTTGATGAAGGCTTGATTAGCACTCACAAGGCATTTGTAGAAACCAAAGCTAGGCTCGAAGCTGCTGTGCGTGAGGCAGAGGAAAGAGCAGAACAGGCAGAGCGGGACAAGCTTGAGTTACAAAGACAGTACAAAGATGCCATTCCTGCTGATCAACTTGAAGATGCAGTATCTGCTGCTGTAGAGCGTCATGAGGAAGAAACCACTGTATTTATCCGGCAGAAGGAAAAAGAAGCTGAGGTGCAGCTTAAACAACGTGATGAATACTGGAAAAACAAAATCACTGAAGATTTGGAAAAAGAACGTTTGAAAATCGAACAATTGAAATTAGGCTACCAACAGAAAAAAGAAGAGTTGGAAGCGATGAAATTGCAGAAGACAGATGATTTTGACGAGCAGCAAGCGGAATTGAAAATGAGGAAGCTTCGCTCTGAGTCTAATATCAACGCCTTACAACTGAATACCCATGTAAAAAGATTTCTTGAAACGGTTGGAATCACTTCATTCATGTTAGGTGCAATTGGGGCTGCAAACATGGGGGAGAAAAAGCGCTTGGGGGAAAGCCTTGATATGTTACAACGGTTTATAGACCAAGTTAGACCAGCCGTAAACGGCAGAAAGGCGGTAGAAGTATATGACATTGATAAACAATAATCAACAACCGGATTATATGATGCTGGTGGAAAAACAACTCCAACTTACAGAGTCTCAAGGAGTTGCCATTCGAGGCCTGTGGGACGGTATGAAGAAGATGCAGGAGGATGTTACTGGAAAAGTTGAGGAAGTCCAGATGATGGTCCAGGAGGTTCGTGACAGTGTTACGCTCACAGATGCTGAATGCTATCAGTTACAGAACGCAGTAAGAATCAGGTCCATCACTCTCACAAAAGATCGTTACAAGGAGACAGATGGAAAATTTAACGAAACGGTCGGAAAATATCGTCGCATGATTTGGAGTAAGCTGAAAGTTTTGTTCTCAGTTGCAAAGTACAGTCACATCCGGCGCATTGATTTTGATGATTCCATTTACTTCGTTAAAGACTTTCGTCCAGAAGATTATATCTAAGGGGTGAATGATTATGACTCTACCGGAATTAGCTCGTATCTGGTTCGAAAACGAATTACAGCATGCCATTATCGTTCGTAATATACAACGCAAGAGCAAGTCAAAATGAGTAGCAAAATGCAAACTATTTACTCTATTCCTATTGTGGATGATGAAGGCTTCAAATTTACATTGGATCAACCAGCAGACTCGCTTATAGCCGCTGTATTACTCATGCATCGTTGGTTGAATTGTCAACATTCGGTAGATATTGAGATGCTAGTGCTGACAGAGCGGGATAAGAAAAAGCTTTCTCTTCAAAAGGAAAAAGAACTAATTGAACAAAAGCTTCGGGCCATTTATAAAACTCAATATGCTATTACAGATAGTCCATGGCCTAATCACGTATGTATTCAGAAGATGAAACCTTCGAAGGAACAAGAAAGGCAATTGAAGGCTAAAATATCCGAACTTGAGGCGGAGATATGGAGCTGAGAGAGTTGGACGATCATAAACGATCTAGAGTGCTTAGAGCGCAATTACGTGAGTTATATGAAGACAGCATTGACGCTATCAAATTCGGATTATCGACTGACGAAATTCATGCTCAAATAGATTTGCTTACTGCTGAATTAAGTGAACTTGAGGAATTTAAAAATGAAGAATATGAAGGGCTAGAGGCTCCTAAGGCATCAGGATACAAGATATCCGGTAAAGGAATAGGTTGCTGCAATCATTGTGGTAAAGAGATATTCGAAGGTCAGAAACACCCCATTCCAAATGAAGAAGGACTTTTCTGTAATTACTATTGCCGTAAGTTATACCGCAAAAGAAAAGACAGAGAAGCCCTGACAAACGATCGTGCTACCAACACGATCATTTAATAAACAATTCAACGGAAGTATAACACAAGATTTTGAAAATGAAAATAGGAGGCCTGTCTTGTGAGAGGAGACAAGGATTTTAGCATTTGGAATACAAGCATAGCTGTAAGAGGCGATAAAGAAATATCTCATCCTACCTTTTTACGGATGTTAGACATGATGAGAAATAGAGGTTTTGTCGTTGGATCAGATCCACGAATAGACCGTGACTATCCAATCCTTTCGAAGGATCGTTTTGCTGGCAACAAGGGAGAACTTCTGTTTGTTGGTGAAAAATATAATTGTGGTGCAAAACTTGAATTCTATCAAGAAATTAATGTAGAGAACCCAAACGGCGGTAGATATGACTTTAATAAATTTGAAATGATGCCTTATCTACTCCAAAAGCGGTTTCTAGTTGAAGTCAGATATATGGAACAATTTTTACTGGAGGAAGGATTTACTTGCGACTCTGAACCAGTACTAAAAACGTCATACGATAAAGTATTCCATGAGCTTAATTCGCCAAGCAGACACTGGAGTTCAGAAAATCTCCCTGATTACAACGCTCTTGATAAAGATGGGATACGGATTAATAACGGCGAAGTTAAGTATTTCAGAGGCAGAAAAGGAACGTTGATGCGCGGGACTGTCTATCACAATATCAATAACATGTGGTGGGTGATTGTAAACAAAGATCATTACACTAATTTGGCTGCTTTTGAACTGTTTAACCTAGACACTGTTCCTGAAAATGCAATCAGGAAGCTAATTCGGAGATCAGGGCATAACAACCCTAAATCAAGGTTTGTTCCTACAGAAGGACAATTGAAAGATTGGATACGAAAAGCAAAACAGGCTGGCAGGGAAGGCAGAATCCAATTCGCTAACGCTATACTTGGATACCTCTATGAAATCGGATGGGTATCACGTAAATTCCAGTTGTTCATCAAGGAAACGAAGCGGCTCGGTCTTGTTGAGACAGAAGGAAATCCTTATTTTCTCGGCATGAGGGTGGGAGAGAAGAAATACGATCCACCTAAATCTATTCCTTTGTATCCTAAGCCTCAACAGATGTCTGGTACAGAGTCTGGTTGGGTAGAAAACTTGCGAGATTATGTCACGTATGGTAAGCCAACAGTTTCTCGGTGGTTTTGTAAAGATCAAAACGGCGAAGGTGGACAAGCATACCTTTGGCCTGAGGTTAGAGAACGATTACTCCATATAGGAGCGCATGTATAAAAAAGGAGTGGCTGCATTGTCTCTACAAAAACAATATACGCTCGGAGAGCTTTATAGTCTTGCGGATCAATGCAGCCATGATTACCCTGCTACCCTGGCTCGCAAGATTGAATTGTTGACAGAAGTCCAGGTTATATTGGGGCGTAAGGCTGCTGAGGCCGTAAGGGAATATAAGCGGATCTATGCTGAGAGAAAGCGTGTTTATGCCGAAGCGTATATTGCGGCAGAGAATTTGAGGGAGCAGCGGGCGGAGTTGGCGGTAATCAAACTTCGCAACCAAGAAGCGGATGCAGAAGCTGATAAGGTTCGCTGGAGTAATGCTGTAGAAAGTAATGACCAGGTAATAAACTCTTTAAAATACAGCCTAAAGGTGCTGCTGGCGGAGTTTGGAAACAACGCCAGCGCAAACAGGTAGGTTTATGATTCAAAAGCTGAGAAGAGGTTGAAACATGGCAGAAATAAAATGGATCAAGCTCAGTACTGGCATGTTTGACGACGAAAAAATTAAAATCATCGAAGATATGCCCGAAGCTGACACGATCATTGTTATATGGCTCAAGCTAATGACTATGACAGGTAGATCAAATATGGGTGGTTACATCATGCTAACGGAATCTATTCCTTACACTGAGGATATGTTGATTTCAGTGATTAAGAGGCCGTTACCTGTCATAAAAATGGCTTTATCTATTTTTGAGAGATTTGGAATGTTAGAAATATCTGAACAAGGAGCTTTTTTCCTTCCGAATTGGGAAAAGCACCAGAATACAGAATCTCTTGAAAAGGTGCGAGAGTACGAGCGAAAACGAAAAGCTGAACAAAGGGCTAAACGAAAACAGTTACAGCTTGCTGAACCTAGTCCCGGAAATGTCCCGGACAGTCCCGGCGATGTCACGTCCCTAGAAGTAAGAAGTAAGACTAAAGAAAAAGAAGGTAGTTGTTGTTTAACGCCTGAGGACGAAATCAATTCCAAAGATGAGGGGATACCGTCTTCCCGGCAAGGTACCGTTCCTGCCACTTCTGAAACAGATACTGACTCTGAACAGAATGAAATATCATCTTCGGATATTGATTATCGGCAGGCTGTAGCTGATAAATATCTTCGTCGTCGTGGGAAGGGCCTAGAAATAACGATTGCTGATGATCAAGCGATAGACGAGCTAATCAAGGAAGGTGTACAACTTCAAACTGTTTTAGATGGCATTGACCAGGCTTTTAATAATTTCAAACCCAAGCATAAGCGCGACGAGATACGGAGTCTGAGTTATTGTGCGACTATTATTTTCTCCTTACACGCCTTACGGGAAGATATTGGTAAGGGGGAGAGGACCGAAAGTGCTTTGACTTGTAAGCCTGAGTCACAAATAGATGTGCCACCAAGCGAATACACCGAGTCGGACATTCAAAGCATGCTTGCAAAACTGAGGGCTAAACAGGGAGGTTGATGCCACATGGAGAACTTCGGCAAAGAACTAAAGGCATTAATACCCGCTGGTTTTGCTAAAAGGCAGGCTGCGGTGCTGGAACGTCTAGCAAACCATCCTGAGGTTCAGCGATTAAAAAGTGAATTTCCTGACCGAACCGAGGATCTGACCGAACCAAAACGATATAGAGATTTGTCACAGCATATATCCTATTGCGATAAATGCAACGAGTGTCCAGGGTTGCTTGCTTGCGAGAACGAACAGAAGGGGCATGCAAGCGTTGCGGAGCCTAACCCGACCAAAGCTGACGAACTGGTCTTCCGACTTCGGAAATGCCCATTGTTGGTCGCTCACGAAAGAGAACAAGGAATAGGTCAAAGGATCAAGAGCCATTACATCCCGGCTCACATCCTGAATGCCACCTTCGAAGACATTGAACCTGACCCGCAGCGGATATCTGCAATTGCAGCGGCAATAAGCTTCTGTGATGAATTTGTTCCCGGAGAAACGACAACAGGACTATACTTTTACGGTCAAATGGGTGTAGGCAAAAGCAGGATCGTTGGAGCCATTGCCCAAGAGTTGGCTAAGCGTGACGTAAGCGTACTGATGGTCTATGTTCCTGATTTTCTACTGGAGATCAAGGATGCGATTGGATCAAAGACAGAGAGCGTTGAAAGCAAGCTTGATGCTTTGAGGACAGTTCCTGTGTTGATATTGGACGATATTGGAGCAGAGTCATTAACGACTTGGACAAGGGATGAAGTTTTAGGACCGATACTTCAGCGACGTATGGAACGCCTAACGACGATCTACACATCTAATTTAACAATGAGTGAGTTGAAACAGCACTTGGCGAATGTGAAAGACAGCAAGCCGAGCGAACAGAAACAGAATGACAAAAAAGCGGCCCGGATCATTGAGCGAATAGAACCATTTGTAAAGATACTGCCGGTGGGTGGTAGAAATAGACGGAGGGATTAAGGGTATGTGTAGAACTTGCAGCGGCAGTAAGGTGGCATATCAGTTCAAAGGCTCCATCGTAATGCTGGGACCTTGCCCGGAGTGCAATCCTAATGCGAAAAAGGAGATCAAACCTTATGAATATAGTAGTGGACAGCGCTTTACTGGTTGAAGCTCTGGAAGATGCCAGCAAAGCTATTTCAGCTAAAAGTATCATGCCAATACTCGGTTGCTTCTTAATCGAAGCCAACAACAAGGGGCTAACAGTAACAGGAACTGATGATAGGGCCACGATACAATCGTATATTTTCGAGGAACATGTTCAAATTGAACGGAATGGCAGAGTAGTTCTGCCTAAACTGTGCTTGGAAATGCTCAAGAAAATTAACGGGGATGTCCGAATTGAATCTAATGCTGGTTTCAATGTGATTATCACATCACAGAATAAAGAAATCGAAATGGCTGGGTTAGATCCAGAAGAATTCCCTTTGCCTCCCGCGATTGCTGAAAATGAACATATTGAGATATCAGGAAAAGATTTAAAGGGTTTATTCAAAAAGGTTGTTTTTGCAGCAAATATTGACGCGAAAGACTTGCCGATCATAACAGGCGCCAATGTTTATCTCAAAGACGGAAAAGTAGGAATGCAAGCTACTAATCGGCATCGGCTATCAAAAACCGAAAAAGATATTGCGTCAGGAGAATTCGGAAATGCTGTAATCGAAGCAAGAGGTCTTGTGGAGCTTCAAAAGATCATAACGGATAAGGATAATGTAGAATTCGGATTCTCGAAGTCTGATGATGGTCAAGTGGTATATGCGTTTGCTCGGACGGAGAGGTTTACATTTTATTCACGCGTTCTAGAGGGTGTCTATCCAGACACGCAGCGAATGAGCGCTGTACCGGAAGGTACTACAAAAGTCGAGGTAAATAAACGGGAACTTTTGGATTCCATTGAACTTATCTATACTCTGGCAAAAGAAGAAAAGAGTAATATGATTAGGCTGGACATTGCTGAGAAAGAAGTAAGCATTCGAGGTAAAGGGAAACAAACGGGTAAGGCGAGTGAAAGTATTGTTCCTATCAATTTTACTGGTCAGGATTTCACAATCTCTTTAAATGCTAAATATGCAATGGATGCTCTGAAAGCTTTGGATGGAGAACGAGTAACACTGATCTTTTCCGGGAAAATGCAGCCTATTTTCTTTCTAAGCGGCGAGGATAAGCAAAGCATTCATGTTGTGTTACCGTATAGGACGGTTGATGCATGAGTAAGTACAATGCCAAAAAAGTGATTGTAACAGCCGATGGAACTCTATTTGAGGAATGGTTGGTAAAGAAATATAACCTTGATGTAACTGGTATTCGATTCGACAGCAAAATGGAAGGAGAGTACTATCAGGAATTGCTCTTGCTGAAGCAGCTGGGGGAAATAAAGGATTTTGTCTGTCAGCCCAAATACGTCTTACAGGAAAGCCCAAAGGTGACCTACATTGCAGATTTCCTTGTTACTGATCTTGACGGAAGCCAGCGAGTAATTGACATAAAGGGAGTTGAAACGGCTACCTTTAGAGTGAAGCTGAAGCTTTTCCTACTAAAATACCCGACTTTACCAATTGAAATACTTGTAAAGCGGCGTGGCGAATTTATCCCTACACAGCAGGCCAAGAAAGAACGGGCAGATCGAAAGCGAGCAATCAATAAATTAGTAAAACAAGCCGAAGGAGAGATTAAAAATGTCAGAACTGGCCGGAATAAAAGTCAGATTCACCGTAATCAAAAATGAGGATATCAATAATTACCTTGATGAACGTGAGAAAAGTGATCTATCTCGTATTTTGTGGAAGGTTCAGGAACTGCGGCTTCTGGACGGTAAGCCTCCACTTAATACGTATCTGGTAGTAAACACCGACGAAACATATGCGGCTGATATAGTCCGCATCATGCAGGCTAATAACCATTGGGGACCAGTGATTGACCCTAATCAGGCGGAGTTGAAGTATGACGGAGATATGCTTATTCTACCGGAGACGGAGGAGGCGATTAAATGAAGCACTCTCAAAATGAAATTGAACGTCCAGAAGTAACGCAGCGGATCATAGAATTACTAGACAAGCAAAACGAGAAAGGTCTAAAGAAGTATGGAACCACCATAGACCAGGTATCAGATATGTCCTATGACTGGAGGCTTATGGCGCTGGAGGAGGCAACTGATTTGATTCAGTACCTCCAGAAAGAGGTTATGCGACTCGAAAGACTTCTTAATCCGATCTAGGCTAAAATAAAAGGAGCATAGAGGGTTCTTAATTAATCCTCTTGCTCCTCAGTAATAAACAAATCTTCAATGGTAACATCTAGCGCTTTAGCGATAGCAAATAAATGCCAGGCTTCATGGCGACTATTTTTATCAAATCTACTAATTGAACCTTGTGGAATTCCAGTCATTTCAGACAATTCCATTTGAATGATACCTTTCTTTTTTAACAAAGGCGTCAAATTCGGTTTCACTTTAAGCAATGCAATTCACCTCTCAGTCGAATTATACGATACCGAATATTTATTAGCAACATGCATTGACTCTATATTCGATATCGTATATTATTAGGTCAAGAACTACAATTCGATATACGATATAGAATAACGTATCAAGTCCACAGCATTGCGAGATTCTCAGGTGAGATTGATACAAGCCAAATGATCAACTCAGGAAACTTTTCCTACGCTCTACATTGTATCCGAACGAGCAACATTGTACTGGAACCAAAAAACGTAATGGAGGCATGGTGTATGACAGAACAAGAAATGGATGAGTTCACTACAGCATTGGTGGAACGTTACGTGGATATACAAAAGTTTGCCTCAGTTAACAGTGAATTATTGAACATATGGGATGAGGTAATTGATACCTTACCGTCTGAAATAAAGGGTGATTTTCAAGAGAAATATAATCGCCGCATAAGGGAGGGGAGCTTGTGAAAAAGCTCGATTTAAACAAGCTCGAAGATGAGCCTGTTGAGGTCCAGCAGGCTGTAGCTTTCTACGCATCACATACGATAAATAAAGTGCGTGTAACAACGGAAGAAAGGTATAAACATTATTCCGTTTTAGAGGAAGTGGGGTTGCTAAAACCTCTAAAATCCGTAGTGGAGCCGTAGTGGTTTAGGCTCAAAATATAAGCATAAGCAAAGGAAAAACGAATTTGAATTATCGGAAAGGTGGCGAGGGGAATGTCCCATCAAACATTTTGGAAACCGGAGAAAAAGCCAAGGCAAAAGAAGGCTTACAGCAGCCTTGGACAACGGAAAAAGGATAAAAAACCTGTTCCTGAATGGAAGAAAGATATTCTCTCTCACCACCAGTCACGGCCTAATACCAAGGAGCGTGGAGAATTCCCGAAAGATGTAATTGCGGAACTGATTGCTGATTCAAACGGAATCTGTGAATGTTGCAAAGCCGCCGAAGCCACGACTACTCATCACGTTTATCCGCGTGGGCGAAAAGGGCGAGGAGTCAAGACAAACGGACTGCGGCTCTGCTGGCCTTGCCATGATCGGATACAAATAAATGAAGAACTCCTTCAATTTTGGATATCGGTATTCCGTGATAAATACGGCGATTACTTTTGGTTCGACGAACAAGATTGGGAAGAGCACAACCGCAAACAGGCGGCGAGGCAGCGTATGGAGGGTGAGAAGAAAGAGCGTCTAGAATCCATAAAGCCAGTCATGGAACTGATTACTTCAGCAGCAGGACGAACTTTGAAGACTAAAGAGATACGGCTATTGGAAGCTATGGATGATAAGCAAATGCTTGTTTTTACAAATATGATATCCGATGCCTTGAACAATTTCAGTAAACCATCTCCATCTTATGGCTATGGAGAACGTTTCGAGGATTAAATATAGCCCCCCCAAGGGCAGAGAGGACAGGCCCAGGGGATAAGAAGGAGGGAACAGCATGACTACTATTTTAACTGTCGAAGGTGTCAAAAAAATCAAGGAAGAACTTGAATATGTCATTTCATCCAAGCTACCAGAAGTCGAACAGCGTCTTGAACTGATTCGTAAGCACGGTGGCGACATTAAAGATGCAACGGAAGAAAGAGATTTTTATAAAGGTCGCATTCCCTATTTAGAAAATATGCTTGCAACAGCAAAAATAGTTGGAAGGGAATAAGAGCTAATTAGCGGGGGATACACCCCCTACTACCTATACCAAAGGAGCTATAGGAATTGAGTAAACCAAATTGTCCTAAATGCAACAGTACCCAATTGGTGCGAAGATTCCAGCGTTCACATATTTATGAGCAACCGATTTTAAAAAATGGCAAGTTTTCAAATAGGCATAGTTTAATTTCAGATGTATCGTATTCAGAACCGGAGTGGATATATTGTGAAGACTGTCTGTCCGAATTTGATTATGTTGTTGAAAACGGGAAATTGGAGATATTGGGTGAACGATAGAGTACCTATAAAGGAGAGATATACAATGTCCATCATTCCGTGGGTTCCGTCCAACAAATGCAATCCAGAGGTGGAAGGGCAATACCTTGTTTCTGATGGGGAGCATGTAGATGTAGCTGTCTATCAGTATGATTCTTGGGAAAAAGCTTTTGAGTGGTATCCACCGGATATGAGTCCTGTGGCCCGAGAACAAATTACACACTGGGCAATTATAAATCTACCGGGAGAGGCATAACAGCCTCTTACCCTATACCCAATACAAAAATTAAAGGAGTAATGAAGCATGAGTAAAACAATTTTGACTGAAGAGGGATTTCGAAAAATCCAAAAGGAAATTAACCACATCAAAACTATTAGAATTCCTGATATAGAAAAACGATTGGAAGTGGCAGAACAAGTTGGCGATGAGGAAGCAATTAAAAGCATCAACGAAGAACTTAATTTTTATACTCAGCGCATACCTTACTTGGAAAATATGCAGGCTACCGCCAAAGTAGTCAAGCCCGAATTTGGAACCTACGCAGCACACCAACCAAACTACGAGGGATTTGCGAAGCTTGGAGTGCTGGATGATTACGTATTCCAGTCACTAGCCCATATGGGAAATGCATCACATCTGATGTCCTGGGCATTTACGGTACTCGATCATACAGATGTACCTAAAGAGCTACGGGAAGAAGTCAGACAGGTTGTAGCTGCTATCCCTGAACTCCAAGAGAAGCTTAGAGCGTACCGAAAGTAGGTTCGGCCTCTTACCCTATACCCCTATATACCACCTATAAGGAGCTGATAGAGCAATGAACGCAGCGAGTGAATGGATCAAGTATGATCCAACAGATAGATCAATCGAAAGTCACGTAGACCACTTGGTAATAACGAGTTCAGGGGGTTGCAGTGTTGCACAACATGCTAAGTCACTGGTTAGTGATGGATATGTTTGGTACGGCATTGGTGGTTACAGAATCAACAATGTAACCCACTATGCAGCAATAAAGCTACCGACAGATACCCAAGGAGGCGGTAAAGGTGAGTGAACGGAAATATGAGTTTCCCAATGGCACAACTTTTATTGTTCGAAACAATCAAATATTTCTTCAGCAGGAGGGGGAGCCAGAAGAACCTACTAATGTTTCTCTTGTAATGGATTTGATAGTATCTCTCAAAGGGCAACGGGATTCACTACAACAAATTTTAGCAGATAGAGATCGCGAGTTGTCTGATATGTCAGCACGATTACACAAGGAGTCAGCGGAGAGGGACCGGACAATAGCCCGACAAAGCGCGGCACTGGAAACGGCGACAGATGCTTTGAACGGTATCAAAAACGGTGAATGGGTCGAAACCATTGATGATCAGTTTCTGGAAGTATGGACCACGCGCCGTATAAATCCTTCTCGTATAGCTGATGAAGCTTTATTGGAAATAAGTCGTGAGTTAGAGGCATTAGGTAGGGAGTAACCACCAATACAAGGAAGGATGATAGATATGAATGTGTGGCCAATATCGGCTGTTAAACAAGACGGACAAGAAAGGTGTGCCAACTGCGGAAAGCCGATAAGCGAAGCCAGAGAAATACTTACAGGCAGGTTATACGATGGGGAGTTTGCTTGTTGTCGAAAATGCGATGATGAACATGAGGAATTAGGCTGCCCCTTTGAACATGGGATAAGATATCGTGATTTGAAATATTAAGCCTATACAAGAAAGGATGATAGATATGTTGGAAATGACAGACCAGCAGCTTGACAAGGCGCTGGCGGAGTTGATGGGGTACGCAGTAGAAAAAGAAGCGACAGGCGGCTACGCCCTTAAATATAACGGGGAGGATCAAGGCAAACGCTGGATGAGAGCAGTGTTTGCTTGGGAACAGGCGCCGGATTATTGCACCGATCCTGCCGCCTCTCTGGAGGTACAGGCAAAGGCGGTAGAGGTAGATGCGGCTTCATACGTTCAAAATTTACAGGAAATCAAGTGGGGCTACATGTTTACTGAAACCTTACTTGTACGGATTGCAGAGCTTATTAATGCCAGTCCCCGAGAGAGGGCAGAGGCTGCTTATATGACATTATCCAGTCAGGACCTACACCCACTAAGGGAGGATATATAAATATGGCAAGACCAATTATAGTCCATAGATTTTATGCAGGAGATAAGTGCGTGTTAATGTCTGAATGGTATGAGCCATTGTCTGTAGATCAGCTCAAGGAAAGAGCAAAGCAAGCAGTTGAATGGGGTTATGGTGATCCTGATATCGTCACAGACTCTACAGGTCGCCTTGTGAAGCTCAAGTAGAAAGGAGCGGGGAAATGAAGTTAATAGAATTCACTGACGGATCGAGCACAACGGAATTTGTAGGTAAGAAAAGCGCGTTTAAAGATGCTGCTGATTTCTTGGAACAATGCAAACGGGAATGGGATTGGAAATTTGATAAATTAGATTTTGAAATCAAAAATGAGCATGTCCAAGACGGAGCATACTGCCGATATTACCCCAACATGCCAGAAGATTACTCACATTTAGGATTAGAAAGCGGATATACATTTTGCGAACGGGGGCGTGGCGCATTTGAGGTTTATTTCATACCCTTTCGTGATCTATATGAGAAATATGCGTATGGGGAGAACACGCCATGATAAGAGCCTATACCTATATATTGTGCGCTGTGCTGGTTTATGTGGGTGTAGTGCAAGTAGATAGGTATATGTTGATTGAAAATGTTCCACCAAGCGAGGTGAGTATAAAATATGGCAGATAATAACGATGAAAAAAAGTAAGCACTTATGAAAAAAAAGTGCTTACTTTAGAGTTGTTTTTATTATTAAGGGAGTATTTTGTAAACGAAGCCTTGATATAATGGGCATACTTTATTGTTGCCTTTTTGTTGCCATTTATACAAATAAAGATTTCCTGCAAAGCCTCCTTCTATGTAAAATTTTGAAGTTGGAACTGTCGATTTCTTATCCTCATTAACCGTTGCACCTCTGATACCAGTGACCCATTTGCTGTTCTTTTGAGACGGAGTATATGATGTCTCAGAAGAAATATTTGCTGAAGTTTGGGCTTGCTCTGCAAAACCTAAAGACGGTACAGACAATGCCCCAAGAAGAACTGTGCCAGCAGCCAAAGCGATAATAGATTTTTTCAAAAGTAAAGCCTCCTTAGTTTGTTTATCTTCATGTGCAAACTATGGTGTAAGGTTATTATAGTGTTTCTATTTCCATTTAACTACCAGAAATAACGATTTCACCAAATTATCACATTATATAAAGGAATGATAAATGATGAATGATAATCAAATGTGTATAGTAAATAGTCTTGAAGAAGAGTCTTCTGATACGCAAAAGATAATCCAGGTAAACTTTTTTTCAGACATTGAGCAGGAAGATATTCGAAAAACAAAGTGGCTTCTCAGTAAGTATGTCGATATGATTGACGTGATCAAAAACTATGAATTTGCTCTTCAACAGATTGAAAACGGAATGTCCGCGTATGAGTTGCTTTCCGCCGAGGGGGCAATTGCAAAACGAGAGTCAGGTCAGGAATTAACGGCAGATGTAACGGCAAACGCTGTGATCCTAAAGGACAAACGACATATGAATTACAAATTCTATCAATTTATTACTAATAATATTCGTTTCGCCATAAACAATATGAGAGATGCGCATGAGGGACTTGCTGCCAAACTGCTGTTCATAGATGGAAAAAAATATCTCAAAGCCCAGCAGTATATGGAGAAGGGATACAGAAAAGATGTGCCTGGTATCTCAGCTACGACATTTGCAGATAAACGACGACGAGCGATTGTAAATATAGCAAACAGTCTTAAAATTAATCGGACTTTGGATCTTGTGGTTATCGACTATGGTCGGGGCCGTAACAAGGAAGGCGAAATTGGACTTAGGATGCCAGAAGTAAATTAGACCGTAAGGGCTTAAGCCTTTGCGGTCTTTATTTGTTATGTAGGGTAGGACAAATCCGTAGTAGGCGCGTAGTAGAAAGGATTTACACTTTATTCAGGAACAAATTAAATCCATTCTAGGAGGCAATAAACATGGCACATAGTTACGCTTACTTGGACAACACAAAAATTCTCCATCTCCATCCATCGGAAAGTGAAGCAGCCAAGCATGGTAAGTATGCAGGTACAAATCTGGATTACGACGAAAGCGGCTTCCCGATTATCGGCGATGAAGGTGTAGTCTACTATGTAGACAAAGACACAGCTTACGTAAAAGGCAATGAACATGATGGAAAACAAATTGCTGTACCAAGTGGCCTTAAAGCACTAGCTGATCAACTTCTGTAATCGTTAAGATTTAAATGTGGTGGCGGAATAGACGCAAGGCCCGATACACGCCTCGCCCACATCGAAACTAACTACAACTAATTGGAGACAGCCGTAAAGAGGGTAATAACACCCCATCAATAAGGGCGGCAGATTGTTCCGCACGTAATGCGGACTATAGCGATTGACGGTAATCGCTGTGAAATAATTCCCGTTGGGAACCATACCGCATGTATATGGGAGCGGCAGTGGCAAGCGCATGACGGAGGGTTAGGGCGCATTCAAAACTAAATCGGAGACAGGACTCAGAGGGTAATATAAACCCGGAGCAAGAAGGATGTCCATTGAAGGCCTATTCCAGGCATGGCGGATTAGCGGTAACCGCATGTTATAAATTACTGATCAATAAAAAAGAGCGGCTGAATTTGCTGCTCTTTTTTATTATGATAAAGAATATTGTTGCGAAAAAAGAACTAAAAAATACTCGTGTAATTTCCTCATTCTGGGTTATAATCAAAGAAAAACAAGGGGGATATCAATGAGCATCGATAACTTAAATGTAGAACTTGAATTGCAAAAGATGGAGGAAAAACAGAAAAAAATCGAGGGTTTACAAAAACAGCTAGACGACGCAGTAAACGAACAAGTAGCTCTGTTTAATAAGTATGCAGAAAAATTGTCACCTCTTATCAAGCATTTGAGAAAGAAACAGTTTTATTTTGGAAATCCAAATGTTGAACTCGTCTCGAGTGTAGGCCCTTTGCTTGCACATGATCCATCGGAAAGAGTTTTATATTGTTACAGTGCTGAAAAAGGATATATCGTGAAGCAACCTATAAGTGGTGGCGAACCTAACTTTTTTAGTCCTAAAGTATTCTTTGAGAAATTTGATTTCAAACAAGCTGTTGATGGATTAGAGTCTGTTTTAAGCATTCATGATAGGGCAGAAGAACAACTTACGAAGGAATTAAATGAGAGAAAAAGGTTAATAGATCAATATTCAGAGTGATTCGTAAATAGATTGTTTTTCTGTAAGGGGATGAGATTATGCGCTACAAAAATTATTATTTAATTGAATGGAACAACGAACATGATTTAGTGCTTGCAGAATCTACGCGCGAAGCTTTGGAATTATACTTTTCTCACCAACAAGGAAAAAGAGAGAAGGATGGTAGACGGCTTGAATTTGATCCTAGACAGCTGACAATAAAAGAGATACAAAGAGAAGACTTTTTGATTAAAGCACCCTGAACGGTGCTTTTTTATTTGTTCAGGAAACTTTTCCTTAGCTTAATTTACATGCAATAACATACATAAAACCGCAGTAATAACGAATTAGAAAAATGATATATTGTATCCATAAAATAACGTAAATTCGAGGTCGCTGAAAAGGCGGCCTTTTTGCATTGGAGGAAAGTGATATGCCAACAAAATCTTCAAGGAAACCCCCACCTATTCTGGCTAGGTCATCACGTCAACCAGCTTTATGTAATGGATGTGTTTGGGGCGATTGGACTGGTACTAAACAATTATGTATGTTTCCATCCTCTGTTCAAACAAACATGAAAGGAGCGAAATGCAGTGAACTTCGTTCAGCCGATCCGCGATTCTAAAAAGCTGGAGGCCATTAAGCAATATTTGAAAGAGAAAAATGAACGGGACTACATTTTGTTTTTGGTTGGAATCAACACAGGATTGCGGATATCGGACATTTTGCCCTTGAAAGTCAGCTCAGTCAAAGGAAGTCATATTGCAATTACTGAAAAGAAAACGAAGAAAAGAAAGAACATCCCCATTCGAAAAAACCTTCGCAAAGAACTTGATGCATATATATCCGGGAAATTGGATAGCGATTATTTATTTCCGAGTAGGAACAAAAAGAGGAGATCGGAAGTCGTGCCGATCAGCAGCAGCATGGCCTATAAAATGTTGAATGGTGTAGCCCGAAAGTTCGGATTGAAGGAAATAGGAACCCACTCCATGAGAAAGACGTTCGGGTACTATTTTTACAACGAAACCAAGGACATAGCGTTACTAATGGATCTGTTCAATCACACTGAACAGAAGGTGACTTTACGCTATGTTGGTATCCTTCAGGACACTTTAGACGATGTTTTAAAGGATTTTGAGTTGTAGCAATTCTCTACAATCGGGTAACCGTGAATTCAAAACGGGGAAAGAACAACAAAACAAATAGCATCAAGCAATCTCAGTGTTTTACGAGTTACCGAGAATATATATTATAGTGAATTTGTTTTACAGTATCTGGTTGAATAAGTGCTACATTCCTAACTGTTAGAACAACATGAGAAATAAATGCAAGTGGAGCGCTAAATTTATTTTAGGCATCCGCGTTAAAACCAACTCGAATACTTTGGTGGTGGTGAAAAATGAAGTGAGTAGAGAACGAAGCCCGAATAGGGAAAAGGCACTGAAAATGTGGATTGACAGTGGACGCGAAATGAAATTAAAGGATATTGCGATGAAACTTGGTGTCAGCGATTCCAGTATTCGCAAATGGAAGGCATTGGACAAATGGGATGAGATACCGGAGAAAAGAAAGCGCGGCGGACAAACTGGCAATAAGAATGCAAAAGGAAATAAAGGAGGAACTGGAGGCCCATACGGAAACGACAAAGCTGTTACACACGGATTTTTTCGTAAGTTCATGCCACAGAACCCAGAATTCGTTGAAATAATGGATGCTGTCCAAGAAATGGACCCAGTAGACATGATCTGGTACAACATTACCACTCAATTTCAGGCGATAATTTGGGCGCAGCGGATCATGTTTGTTGAAAATAAACAGGAAATGATTAAAGAACTTAAAAAAGTCGAGTATGAAGTACACAATTCAGGTACTGCCAAGAAGAAAAAGCTTGAGCAAGTACCGATCAAGGAAGAATATGAATTTCAATTTTCTTGGGATCGTTACGCTACCTACTTGAAAGCTCAATCCACAGCCATGTCTGAATTGCGTGGTGCTATCAAGCAATTTCTGGCGATTGCGGATGAGGAAGATGAACGCCGTCTGAAACTTGACCAAATGCAAGCACAAGTTGAAAAGACGCAGCTCCAGATTGAGGAAATGAAAAACGGGAAAGGCGATTCAGAAGAAGACCTTATAGATAATTGGGTAGAGGCGGTAATGAATGATGGCGAAGAAAGCGGAGAGCTTGACGAAACGGATGGCGGCATTCAAGAAGAGGATGCCAGTGTATCGAAAGAGTCCTAAAACATTTTTTAAAGAGATTCTGAACTTCAGCCCAGATAAGTGGCAAGAGAGCGTATCGGATGATATTGCAAAGTATCGTTTTGTTTCAGTAAGATCCGGTCAGGGAGTGGGCAAGACGGCGCTTGAAGCGGCAATCTCACTATGGTTTTTATGCTGTTTCCCGTTTCCGCGCGTTGTTTGTACAGCTCCAACGAGGCAACAACTCAATGATGTGCTGTGGGCGGAGATCAGTAAATGGCAGTCCCAAAGCCCAATTCTAAAACGAATCCTCAAGTGGACTAAAACTAAGATATATATGAAAAATTATGAGGAACGCTGGTTTGCAACAGCACGTACAGCCACCAAACCCGAGAACATGCAGGGGTTTCACGAAGATTATATGCTATTCATTGTGGATGAGGCTTCCGGGGTAGACGACAGAATTATGGCTGCAATATTTGGTACGCTATCAGGAGATTACAATAAACTATTTATGTGCGGGAACCCAACGAAAACGAGCGGGTTCTTTTTTGATTCTCATAATAGAGATCGGGCGATATACAGGACACACCGTGTATCTTGCTTGGACAGCCCGAGAACCAGTAAAGAGAACATCGAAATGCTCAAAGCGAAATATGGTGAGGGTAGTGATGTTTGGCGCGTTCGGGTGTTGGGTGAATTCCCACGCGGAGAATCAGATACATTTATCGCACTTGAAGCCGCTGAATTTGCTAAAGATGAAGTTAAAATTGAACCTTCTGGAACAAAGCTATTTGTCGGTGTTGACGTTGCGCGGTTTGGTGATGATGAAACAACCATGTACGCACGTATGGGTGGAAAGGTGGTAAAGACTCATTTCCACCACAAGCAGGACACTATGACAACCACAGGCTGGGTATTACGCCTGGTTGATGATGTGAAGGCCGAACATTCAGAAGTGGATGAAATAGAAGTAAGAATTGATGATAGCGGAATAGGTGGAGCTGTAACAGATAGATTGAATGAGATTAATGAGGAGAAGAGTCTAGGCTACACCATCATTCCAGTTAACAATGGATCAGCAGCGGAAGACGGTCATTATGGGAATCTAGGTGCTGAACAGTGGGGACACGTCAAAGAAATGCTTGAGGCCAATATGAGTAACTATGTGCTTGGCAAGCCGGGTGAACTGCAATTGCCAGATGACGAGAAACTTATAACGCAACTCACTTCCCGAAAATGGCGGATGGGTAGTAATGGTAAGATATTTTTAGAGAGAAAAGAGGATATGAAGAAGCGAGGTCTTCAGTCACCGGATAGAGCAGATGGTTTTATTTTGGCATTTGCGAAAATAGAGACAAAATCAGATTTTTCTTTCGGTTAAAAAGATTCCACAACATTACTATAATCCTTAAAAGGAAAACCATCTTATTTGTCGAATTTTGATATATAGGAGGTGGGATAATTGAACTATATAGTGCCTGAGTTAAGTAAAACTTCTTTTACTTGTCCTCATTGCAATACGTTAGCTCAACAAAAATGGTCGGAAGCTAAAATAATTTTTAACGGGTCTGATTCCTTTGTCTTTCCAATAAATTATCACGGAGCACCCATAGAAAGAGTGAATGTGTCAACTTGCCAGTCATGTAAAATATATCATATATGGATTGGTGAGAAGATGGTAGTCCCTAGTTCTATAGGTATACCCTTACCAAATGAAGACATGCCACAAGAGATAAAAGAGATATATTTAGAGGCAAGGGAAGTTTATAATAAATCTTCAAGAGCATCAGCTGCATTACTAAGATTAGGCTTACAACACCTTTGTGCCCATCTTGGTGGTGAGGGGAAAAACATCAACGGGGATATAGCTGAATTTGTAAAAAGAGGGCTTGATGTTAGGGTTCAAAAGGCACTAGATATTGTAAGAGTTACAGGGAATAATGCGGTCCATCCAGGCCAATTAGACTTTTTAGATAATGATGATACAGCCTCAAGATTATTTGGGTTATTAAACTTTATTGTCGATGCTATGATTACGCAACCTAACCAAATAGATAATTTCTTTGACGAACTTCCGTTTGGGGCTAGAAAAGCAATTGAAAAAAGAGATGCTTCAACTACGCAGAATCCGTAGTAACACCGTAATAACTCAATGATATTATTTAGACATAGAAATATGAACGAATGCAGAAGGTCAGGAAAATTTTCCTGCCTTCTATTTTTATATCTGGAGGGTTGAATGACATGGACGAAGTTTCTGAATTTGTTGACCTTGCATTAGAAAAATGGAGAGAAAAAAGAGATCAATCATTTATTTCGAACAATCTTAATCGTGACGAAGTTTATGTGACTGGAGACTTTGAAAGTCTTCCTGCTGAATGCCTGATTGCCGTATGCTATGTAGATGCTTACGCATGCGTACAAGCAAATATCCGAAGCAAGGACGAATAAATCAGATGTTATTCTTTTTCATAGAAGTCTGCTAGGAAAGGAGGTACAGACTTGGGTGTAAGACAGTGGCTAATTAACTGGCTAGCGGCGGGAAGGCCGAAGAACGAACCTGAACGACAGACGGAAAGCTACCCCTTCCCGTTTGGTATCATGATGAGTAAGGGGAGTAACGAGCCAGCTCCAAAGCGAACGCCGACAAACTTACGAACGTTATCGGAATCCCCGATACCACGCAGAGCGATTAATGTGATTAAAAACGGAATCACAAAACTGAACTGGTCCGTAGCTGCCATCGACGAAAATGATACCGAGAAGTATCGCGAGATATGCAAGATTATTGAACGATCATTGTTAAAGCCAAATCCCGGCGACTCATTTCGTTCATGGATTGAGCAAATGGTCGAGGATATGCTAGTGTGCAGCGCTGGCTCATCCGAGATACTCAAAGCTGGTGACCCCCTCAGGCCATTTAGGATGTATCCAGTGGATTCTTTCTCAATTGACTTATATCCTGAATGGGACGGAAAGAATAGCTCCTACCGATACGCACAGAGAGTTAACGGGAAATATGTGCATTTAACTTCTGGTGACCTAATGTATATTCGTATGAATCCAAGAACAAATACTCCTTTTGGGCTATCACCACTCGAAACGGTTTGGGAATCGGTGCAAAGCTTCATTTCTGCTCATCGCTCTGCTGGGAAGCAGGCTTCAAACACAGCAATAAGGAAGTTGATTAATCTCGGAAAGAACACCGATACCAAGGCGGTTGCGGCTTTTCGTGCATATTGGGAGAATGAAGTAATAGGACGTGGGTTGAACCCGATTATCGGGGGAGAGAACCCTAGTGTACTTGACTTAGGGGCTACAGATGATAAGGCATTGTTTCTTGAGTGGCAGAGATTCTTGATTGAAATCGTGGCTATCGCGTTTGATATTTCACCGAAGAAGCTGGGACAAACGAAAGATGTGAACCGAAGCACCGCTGACAGCGAGGACAATGACACCAATGAAACAATCAAGTCTATCGCTGAAAACATTGTAGAGCATATCAACAATCACATTATCGACGGCATTTTTAAGCTGGGGGGAGTAATTGAGTTTAAGTTCCATTATGCCACTACGCTTAAGGATCAGAAATTAAGGGCCGATATCGACGCTATTTACCTTGATCGTAGAGTTACGACACCGGATGAAGTGCGCGATGGACTTGCGCGCAAGGCATTGCCTAATAAACACGGTGAAGTATTATTACAGCCAGGCGGTACCTCAGCTATTGATCTAAACAAAACACAGGAAGAAATACAAGTGGAGAAGGATAAGCTGTTAAGCAAGCTTCCTGATGATGATCCGCCAGACAATAAGGACATAACAGAAAAGGATGAATCTGACACCGCTGAAGAGTAGGTGTTTTTATTTTGCCCTGAGAGGCGGTGAGGACGTGTTTACAAGGTTTGTTTGCAGTGTTGTGAGACTGACATATCCAAGGTCAGTGCCGACACCGAGAAACCGAGCGGAGCGCAGACAACAGAAGTATCACGGGGGGAGGTGAGAATCTAAATGCTTAAAACGTTGAAAATGAGCAACCAGCGGATGCGCGTTCAGGACTTCAAGTTATCCGAGGAAGGAGGACATCCGAACAAAGTTCCTTTCAAATGTGCTCTTTTCGCAGTTGATCAACCAAGTGATGGCTCACCTCATGGTGCTGGCGGGAAACGTATTCGTATTTCATCGACTGTTTGCGACCAATATCTTCAAACCTTCGTAGGTATGGCCTTGAATATTGACTACGCCAACGGTATGGCGGACCATGATCCGCGTTTTAAAGTTGCTGTGATTGATAAAGCTTACCGTTCGCTTGATGGTTATGCATGGATTGATGGATACATTTACGCAAAGGACTTTCCTGATGTGGTTGCCACTATTCGTTACTACAATGGGCTGGCGGCTGAGTATAACTGGAGCGAGTATCAGTTTGGAGCATCACTCGAAATGGAAGCCGCTGTACAGGATGCAACGGATATAGAAGATGTGTTGGATGTAATTGAGTTTTGCGGTACGGGAGCAGCCATCTTGTTCGCGGATGCCGCTGCCTATAAAACAACGAGCTTTGCTGCTCGTAATACGAAACAGAACAAGGAGGATGTTGAAATGACACCAGAACAGATTAAAGCGATGGAAGATTCTATGAAGGCGCTGCAAGAGGGAATGACAGCTATTACAGCCAGCGTACAAAGCGTGGTAACAGAGGTAGGGGCTATTAAAACAGATATCACCACCATGAAAGCTGCAAGTGAAGAAGCCGAACAGAAGACCGCTGAAGAACAAGCCGCTGCTGACCTAAAGGCAGCTCAAGACAAAGCGGACGCTTTAGAAAAGGAATTGAAAGAGTTAAAAGCAGCGGGTGCGCCTCCAGCAGAGCCAGAACGCAAAACATTCAGCGCGTCCGCATTATTGTCCAAGTATGGCAGTAATGCCAATCTTGCGGCCGGAGCGGAAGTAAATGATTATAAAACCTTCTGTGCTTCTGTTGACGCTCTGAATCTTCCGTCCTCTGAATCTTTCAAACTTAAAATGCAGGCAAAAGCACAATTTGCCGAAAAGGAGAGTGTGTAATACATGAATAACCGTGTTGGAGTAGCCCAATTTGTTTCAGTTGCTGCGGCAGCTCAGTTTCAGGGGCCAGGGGCAATTATCACAGACGATTTTCAGAAGGAAATTACGGATGTATTACGTCGAACATCTATTTTGGATGGACGCTTGAATTATGTACCAGCAACAGGTGATATTTCTACGTACTACGAACAAAACACTGTAAATGGTGGTGAGTTCGTTGATCCGCGTAACCCTTCAGCGACAGCATCTAGCAATCAACGTACGCCACATGGTGTGAAGATCAAAGCCCTGACGAACCAAGTCAACTTTGGACATTATGACGTAACGTTGGGCCAGCAACAAAACAACTTTCCTGAATTGAAAGCCAAGGATCTGAATGACATGCTGAATGCTATTGGACTTACGCATGGTAAAGCACTTTGGAGAGGCAGTGACACTGGCTTGGCTGTACCAACAACTTTACAATATGTAGGACTTGCAAGTCAGATTACGAACACTTTCACAGTTGGGGCAACTGCATCAATCGTGTCTGCTATCCGGGCGAAGGTAGCTGCGATGGTAGCGAGTGAATTGTACGAGCTTATGCCAACAGCTATTTACATTCATCCAATTGCTCATCATTATCTCGAAGAAGAAGAACGCAATGCTGCCAACAATGAAACGCAAATCAGCAACCTCAAGAAAACAACGGTTGCTGGTTTAGAAGTGTTAGCTATTATGACAGCCGCAGGCCTACTGCCGATCATTCCCGAGCCGTTTATCCCTTCAGCAGTTAATGCAAAAACGGCAACAAACACTGACTACGGAATTGCCATTGTGACAGAGCCGATGATTGAGTATCACTACGTTGGAGAAAAGGGCATCTATCTCTTCCAGTTGGGTACAACGTCAAGTCTGCAAGAACAGTACGTTGGCATCAAGTATGGCGCTCCAGTAGCCAAAGGTCCAGGTTACGCACATGCATACGGCACGATTGAACGCCCAACTATTACGGCGGTATCATAATAGGTTTTAAAGTCGAAGAGGCGGTTGGCATGACCGTCTCTATTTCATTTTGAGAGGAGATGGTTCAGTTGGCGAAATCGAATCTAGACAAGTTGAAAGATGCGATTGCTGAAAGCGCAGCATTGTTAGCGCAGGCTGAGATTGGTGAAATTGGAGGACAATATCCTCAACAATCGGCAGATGCATTCAAGGAGGCCGTTACAGCGGCAGAGATATTGGTTGGCGCTGAAGGAACAGAACCGAGCCAGTTCGATGCTCAAACAACGGTCCTGAATGATGCGCGCAGTTCTTTTCTGGCTGCTAGGATTCCGGCAATTCGAAAAGTTACGCTTCGCGGTACACCAAGCCAGCGCAAGGGTTCTCACACGATTCATTTTAAAAATGGGGTCGTTAACTTCGTAGATGGCGAAGCACAGTTACCGGATGAACTGGCAGACGAGCTTTTTGATGCTGGCTATGTAGAATGAGTCAGTACCTTGAGTTAACGGATTCTGATTTCGTTCCGGCTGGTATCAAATTAACTGTTCCGCTTATTCTGAGGGCATCGGCTGTAATTGACGGAAGGTGCAGGCGTGAGATTGGAATTACAACCTACACGGAACGCATACCGCTAACCGATCAGCAGCGAGGGCATTTGTCCTATTATCCAGTTATAGAGGTGAAAGAGGTAAAAGGCAGGCCTAAGCAGGGATTGATGGGCAATTTCTTCGGCCCACCAGGATTCGAAACAATTACTGACACCAGCACCATTGATATCGACAAGGATATTGGTACAGTCTGGTGTGGTTATTCTTCTTTTGGTTCAGCGTATGCAGAATTGGAAGTGACGTATACCAGCGGCTGGGAGACGATACCTGATAAAGTCAAGGTGGCATGTGGCCTAATCATCGGACAACTTGCTGCTAATCCAAATTCAAATGTGAAATCCAAAAAGGACTTCGATTACAGCATTGAATACTTTGGCACCAGCATGATTACGCCGGAAATAGCCGATCTTCTGTCTGAGTTTGAACATAGGTCATTTAGGTAGGTGATGAAAGTTGTTCTATGAGTTCTCACACCGCCATACGCCGTGTGTGGTGGACGGAAACGAAGATGTAGTGATTCTATCGAGGGAAACCAAAGCGACGACTGTAATGGGCAAAGAATACGTCTATAACGGTGTATTCTCGCCTGAATCACTCATTAATCGTGGTTCCTTGGTACAGGCAGAGGACACATTTCTGGTTCTTACCTTAAGAAAAACAGTGGATCAGGACAACTACTGTTCTTTGGTTAAAACGAATGCTGTGGTAGAGGTGCAAAGATACCAGCAAGCTTATGATGCCAACGATAACCCTATAGGTGGTCCTGACTTTGTATCTGTTGCTGCTGATGTTGTTTGCTTTGCACAGTATGTCACTGCACAATTGCGGCAACAGGAGCCTGGCTTACTGCCAAGTACCGTCTTTGTTTTGCAGTTACAAACGAATGTTGATATAAAGCGGCCTGAGGAGACGAGTACAGCTGTTCCTGACCGGATTGTGATGAGCGAAAAAACATATCGGGTAGATGTAGTCGATAGGATTAAATATCCTAATCTATTGCATGTTCAACTTTCTGAGGATCGGATATGATTACGGGCTATGATGCAGCGCGGGCCGCAAAGGATCTGGAGAATAAATTGGCTGTTGAAATTACAGGACTAACAAAGCTGGTCATGCTTACGGCTAAAAGCGGCATACGGTACTATCCGGCAGTTCGGGACCACTTGGAAATGCATATGTTTGTCCTAGCGAATCAAATGATTTCAGGTGATATCACCGCCGATTATTGGCAAGCATGGCTTGAACAGTTTGGCAAAGGGTCCAAGATGGCAGACAGCAGTCAAAACCCCGGATTGGTGACCTATATGAACAGTGAAGCATGGAACCGACTGAGGTCCAAAGGTGATCGTATTATTGTAGGTCGTTCCCGTGGAAAGTACCGGGCAATTGACGGGACCATGAAGGAATCAGGTGGGGGCTATGCTGGAGTAGACTTGGAGGAGCTTGCGGAGCGCGGTGATATTGATCCTTCATTCAGGGCCACACCGCCAACCTACTTTTTGCGTATTGCAATTCAGTCTAACAGGAAACGTATTCTGGATGGCATTAGCCGTGTAATAACTGAGTTTCCATATCACAGATACTTCAAGGAGGTTAAGGAGTGAGTTTGCAACTTATTGATGCCGTTCAGAGTACCTTGAAGGCAGATACAGAGCTTATGTACATGCTGAAGCTCACTTCTTCATCATCTCCTGACGAAGTCGTAAAACGATTCACCAAAGGCATGGAGCCTGAAATAACGGTTAGCAAGGATACAATTCCTCATATCTGCCAATACGTCATGCCGGGACGATATGCAGTTAATCCGTTAGTCTTTGAGGGCAAGTTCTGTATCGACTTCTACGGGAAGACAGCACGTGAAGCGAAATTACTGTTTGAACGTTCATTCAAGATTTTGCACGACAGACGACTGACCGTTCAGGGCTTTGCTTCATATCTGTGTGTTCTAACCTATGACGCAGACTTTGCTACTGGTATACAAGGGGCCAAGGGGTACAAAGCAATTTTCGATGTTGATTACTTGAGAATGAATTGAGGTGAACAGAATGGCAGAAGTAGCAATATGGAAAGTAACGGGAAGATCCGGTGATCACAATGGTGTTAACCACGTTGAATATGAGCTGCTGGATTCAACACAAAAGCGAGTTTCTTTGGCTAAAACCAACGTATCCAGTATTGAAAAAGATGGAGTTAAAATTGAACCGGATGATCAGGAAACTCTATGGTTTAGCGAAGCAAATGCAACCAAGAAGTACAAATTCAATGTAGTTACTATTGCTGGTACAACTTATGAATCCGAATTGAATTGGACTCAACCGAATCCTCCTAAACCAGAACCTACCGAGTGGGATACGCTGATTGCTGAAAAAATCACGCTTGCTAAAGGATTGGGTGTTATGGGTGTCTGGAATCCAAAACAGGGTTACAAGCTAACGAAAGAGTACAGTCGCATTGCAGAAATTGATAAGCGTTTATGGGAACTGGTCAAATAAGCTGACCAGTTTTTTTATGTTCACACATAAGGAGGATGAAACTATATGCAACCTTTAGTATTTGATGGCGTGGGGTCAGCGCAGGTTTATGAAGAAGGCGGAAGGCTCAAGTTTCTAGACGACAAAATCACTAAAGTAACTTTACAATTACAGTTTGATTGGGACAAAGTAATGGGCGGCGATAGTGGATATGCATTCCACTATACTGCTAAGGATTTAGGGGATAAAGCCTCTATGGAGGTTCCTCGTTATTCAGACATCCTCGCTGAGTTGTCTCAAGGGGCCGAATCAGAAAAAGGTACGGTTCAATTTGACGAAGTGGAGCAAGGATTCTTGACTGCTACGGATGGTTATCAGCTAAAAGCGCCTTCAAAGTATAGCGGAACTTTTGTCGCTAAGAGTGACCGTGTGTATTTAAAAGATACTGCCTCAGGAGAACTCACTGAACTGACTCGTGTAGCATCTGCTCCAACAGCAGAACAGTATGTAATTACCGAGGGTAAAATTACATCTGATGTTGCAAACGAAGGGAAGTTAATCACTGTTACGTTCAAATGGTCAAAGGAGAATGCTACAAGAAGTAGCTTAAGCGGTAAACGCCGTCCGAAACCATTTAAGCTGGTACACCGTTTTTCCTTAACCGATGATCGGAACGGTAAAGAAGTCCCTTGCCAGCTCACTATTTGGAAGGCCCTCGGGGGCGGAACTTTGGACGTGTCCCAAGAACGCAAAAAGCCAACCACTAACACATTGGCGCTGGAGATTATGGAACCGGATATCACGCCGGAAAACCCTAACGGATATGCAGTGGAAATCATTTTCGGTATCTAATTAATCACTAACCCAACCCCCTACCAGAGCGATAGGGGGTTACATACATTGAGGAGGAAATTTAATGAGTACAGACAAACAGTTGGATAAAACTCTTAATATAGGTTCAGAAATTCGGTTGGCAGAGGGCATCAAAAAGCATGTGAAGATCGGGACTATTGCATTGATCCGTCAGGTTCGTGAAGAAATGGATGGTGTAGTACACAAGTTTTCCTTTTCGATAGGCCGGAAAAAATGGGAGGCTACCGAAGACCGGGAAGCAGTTGACTGGCCTAAAGTGGAGGAAATGTACAAAAAGGTGTTTAATCTCGTGCTGGTTGAGGAAATAACGGAAAAAGAGTACGAACTGATTGACCAGGACGGTATTGCAGAACTGGATGATTTGTTAGACCGATTTCTATTCTGAGTCGTTTCCTCCAGATGAAGAGTCAGATGAGGAAGATGAACAGGAGGAGTCTAATCCTGCGGAGAATGATCATGAGACGGACTGGTTAGAACTTTGGGCTTTATGCGTGAGTAATGGTATTTCTGATTCGGAGTGGCCTAATATGACTATTCCAAAAATTAGAGCGCTCATGAAGGCCAAGAACAGAAACCGGGAGTTCGAAATCATTCTCCACGGTGGTAAGGTGGAAAATAAAAAGCCGAAGAAGGTCAAGTCATTATCTGATCTTGGTTTCTTCGCCAAGTAAATTAAGAGGCATCCGCAATCATGCAGGATGCCTCTTTTTCTGTATTTAGGTCAGGAAACTTTTCCTGAACCATTTGTGAGGTGAGTTAAGTGGCAGACTTAAATAAAGATGTAGTAGGCGCACGAATAAACCTGGATACCAGCAAGATATTACCAGCATTCAAGGTTATCGACAATGGAGCAAGAGCCAATGCCGAATCGTTTAAACTTCTAAATGCTGAATTAGGAGTCAGTGAGAAAAATTTCAAGTCCTTAGCCAGCAGCGCAGACAAGTTTGCGCTTTCAGCAGAAGACAGACGTAAGAAAATTCTTGCTGAATCCGAAGCTCTTGTTAAGCAGCGTACTGCACAGGCCGAATTAAATACGGCCCGGAAGAATCAATTAGATCAGGCCAATAAGATAACCGACGAGAAGCTTAGAGCGCAGCAGGCCATTGTCAAAAAGCGTGAAGACGCGATAGAACAGCAGGAACGAGAACATCTAAAACGGATGGAGACCCTTCAAAATAAGACGACATCAACCGGACAGAAAGCCGCTAAAGTTTCAGGCTCAGGAACGGATGATAAGACGCGTGAACGTGTCCTCATGCAAGAACAGGCTATCCGTATGAAGTTGCAGCAAATGGCTGATAAGGAAGCACAGCAAGCAAGGAAGAATGCTCAAGATTATGAGAAGTTTTGGTTGAATGCATTACGTGCCAGAGAGCAAAAAGAGGCGCAAGTACGAGAGAAGGTGCTTCAGGAAGAACAGAAGATCCGTCGTTCACTGAGCCAGACCGAAGCCCAGATGAAGCAAACCTTCAGTACAGCTCCTAATTGGATGAGTCGAGTAGGAGATATGGCTACGCATGCGCTTGTATTCAACACAATGTATGCAGCCATGCACAAAGTGCAGGAAGCACTAAAAGAAGGATTGGTTGGGATAGAATCCAACATGGCGGGTTATATCCAAACAAATGAACATTACTTTTTAGAATATAATGAAGGCACTAAAGAAATGGTTATGAATACCGAAAAGCTTCATGACCAAACAACCAAATTTATTCGAACGGCTCATGATCTTGGCTCGGAAATCATGGATGTTACCGAATCAGCACGTCTCTGGGGCCGGATGTATAAGGATGCAGGCGTAGTACAGGAAATGGTGCGTAAGTCTACAATGCTTTCCACTGTTGACCTTGTGTCCTTAGAAGATGCGACAAAATCAATGGAGTCTACATTTGCTCAGTATGGAGTGCAAATCAAGGACAGTAATGACGCTATGGTGCTGGGTGGGCGTGTTCTGGATTCTTGGTCCAAGGTTGCCCATGATACGATGGCTCCGGCTAAAGATTTGGGAGCAGCCTTCGAGCGTACAGGTAAGATTGCAGCAGAAACAGGCGTAAGCTTCGACTTTATGAACGGCTTGATCTCAGCAGGTGTTCGTAACACGGCTCTTAGCGGGGAAAACTTGGGGAACATGTGGAAGACAGTCCTGGGTACCATTCGAACCGACAAGGCTGTGGGAGAAATTGAACGCTTGGGCGTTGCAACCAAGGAAGTTGTTAATGGATCAGAGCAATGGAGAAAAGCAGAAGATATCTTGTTGGATCTTTCTACTAAAGTAATCGACAAAAACTATGACCTTACAAAGTCATATGCAGATATCTCTCGCGGCGTGTACCAGTATGCCAAACTGGCAGCTTCCCTTAATGCTGGGGATATTTTGCTTGGTACAGCGGCCTCTATAGGCTCAACCGGATCGACAATGGAATACCTGAAAGTTCAAATGGATACTATTCAGCGTAAAGCAGCACAAACCAAGGCATCTTTGCTTGAGATATTTAACAATGCAGGCGACGACGGGCTAAGAAGAATGATCAAGAACGTCTTGGACGCGATTGACCAACTGCTTATTGGCCTTACCAAAGTACCGTCTGGTGTGTTTGAGGGTACGGCAGCTATTGGAGGTTTACTTCTAGCTTATAAAGCCCTCAGCGGGCCAATTTTGAATGTAATAGCTGCTGTAAAAGTACTTACAACAGCTAAGGTTACAGAAACAGTGGCTGTTGCTGCCAACACTACAGCCAATGAAGTGAATATCGTTTCTTCTCAAGGAGCAACATTGTCTACCGTCCAACGTAGCGCAGCAACTCAGGCATCCACTGCTGCAACAACAGAGGCAACAATTGCAACTACAGCTATGACTAGGGCGCAAGCGTTATCCACTGTAACGATGGCTGCTGCTACAGCAGGTTTGACTTTGCTGGCTGGAGCAATTGCTCTTGTCATTTGGGAAAGTGGAAAAGAAGAAAAAGCAGCGCGTGAAAGAGCACAAAACTTGAAAGATGAAGATTCGGCAGCTCAACAAATGATAAGTCAGTATCAGCGACAAATTGACTTGCTTCCCAAACTCGTTAATGCTCATAAATCGCTTTCTGACTCGCTTAAAATTAGCGGTACATCCATCGAGAGGCAAACTCAAATAAAGAAACAATTGGAAGAGGTCACAAAAGCATTAATTATAACAGTAGGTAAGGACGGGGCTAAACAGCTTGAATCCGCCAACTTTAGTGAAAAGGCCGTACAAATACAGGTTGACGCTTTGAACACACTGATTGCAAAGCAAAATGAAGCACGAAAGAACATGCTTACCGATCAACAAAATGAGATTAACAATCAGTTGAAAAAGAACACCGAAGAATTGGAACAATCAAAAGAGAAACTCCTTAAGGTTAAAGACAACCTAGCTTCACAAATGGGAGAGTTCTTTAAAAACGTTTTTACTGGAAAGAGTTTGGACGAAGCTTCTAACTCCGTTCAGCTGCTCCAGGACGAAGTAAATGGTTTAGAGAAGGAGAACCATAAACTTGCCGCCTCTGCCGCTGAAGTCGCAGTGCAGCTAGGCCAAGTTGCAGTTGATGCGGTTGATCAATTTGCAGGGAAGTCGGGTACAGCAGCTGAAAGTGCCAAAGCTCAGGCGGAAGCTTTAGCAGATTTAAGAGAGCAGATCCAAGGCAATGGCACTGCTGTATCTGAGATGAATAATCTCTTGAGCGATCTTTCAAAAGGACAGTCTCTCAACGCCGCTGCTGCCACGGACCTAATATTAAAATATCCTCAACTGGCAGCAGAAATATATAAGACAAGTGATGGATGGAAATTTGAAAAAGACGCTGTGGAAGTTCTACGAAAAGCAAAAATCCAGAAAGCAATCGACGATTTGAAATCCGAGAAAGCTTCGGCATTCAACACAAAAGTATCCACCGATGAACGATTAAAAGCTTATAGCATTGAAGCAGAAGCTATCAAAAATTTAGCTCAACTAAAAGCCGCTCTCAATGGTGTAATGGCCCAAAGTTCGTTGGAGGTTGCGAAAAGACAAACTGAACTTAATAGCATGACTGGTATTAGATCAGTTTTAAACGCTCCTTTCAAGAATCAACTTGATGTTGATAAGAAAAAACTGGATAACAAAAAAAAGCTTGATGAAATATACACTGAATATGAAAATCAAGCAAAATCCTTTGACACTCGGATTAACGCTTTATCGAAGCTCTACAAAGATCCTAAATTCGGAGTTAGTGATTCATCAAGCAAAGATAAAAAAGGGGGAAAAGGAAAGAGTGATGCAGAAAAATCGGCTGAAAAAGCAGCCAAGGAAGCTGCTGAGGCTCGTAAGGATTCTTACAGCGATGATATGGATAATTTCAAATATATCGCTGAACGAAATGAATGGTCTATAGACCAACAGGTAGCAGGATACAAACGATTGGCTCAGCGACATAAGCAGTACCTATTGGAAGATAAGGATGCAATGAAGCAATGGAGCCGAGATGTTCAGAAACTGAACGATTCCAGGTATCAGGAAGATGTTGAGAACCTAGAGCGAAGAAGCGAACGCATGCGACAGGCCAATAAACAGGAAATTGAGATGGTTAAAACCAGCCTGGATTTTTACAAGAAGGAACAATCTAAATCTTACTTGCTACCAGCAAATAGGCGTGAAATCCAAAAGCAAATTTATGATCTGACCGTGAAGTATAACGAGCTTCGATACCAAAACTCGGAGAAATGGATTGATAAAGAGACTTTCAAAATGGAAATGGCAGGCCAAAGCCAGATTGCTATCCTTAAAATGGAATATGACGCTTATATGCGTATGAGTAAGGCAAAGGATCGTACCGCCGAACAGAGTTTTGAGTTGCAGCAGAAGATTTACGAGAAACGTAAAGCTCTGGAAGATGAGTTTTTGTCAGACTTCCAAAAAAGAATCAATTACCAGAAGAGTATGGAAGCCATATCTGTTTCTGATCAGCTTAATGCATGGACAAAAATGCAGGCTCTTTACAAAGAAGGATCAGAACAACGGATGGAAATTGATGTACAGGTCCATGATTTGAAGAAGCAACTTTTGGAGGATCAGAAGAAGGCTGCTTCTGAAGCTGCCAAGAAGGAAAAGGAAGCACTTGAAAAGACTCGGGATGATGAAGTAAAGAGGATTGAGGCGGAACGGGATGCTTTTATCGAGGCTCAGGACGCTAAAATTAAGGCCATAGACGACTTGCTCGCCAAGATGCAGACAGCTAACGAAGACGAGGACTATGATCGTGCTATGGCGGAGAAACAAGCACGTCTTGCCTTGCTCCAATCCGCCGTTGGTCCCGAGGGTATCGCTGAGCGCAAACAAACCGAGAAAGACATTGAGGATATGCAACGGGAACATAACCGGACGCTGGCAAAGCGTGGCTTGGAGGACCAAAAGAAAAAGCTTCAAGATGAGAAGACTGAGCGAGAAAAGGATTACAATGACCAGATTGAAGCAGCAAAACAGCACTATGATGAACTCACCAGTAAGTTCGATGAGTATTCAGATGGCGTTGAATCCAAATCCGAAGATCTGAAAAATACGCAGATTTCAAAGGAATCTGAGAAGAACGCAGAAATCTTGCGCCAGTTGGATCAATTCATCTTAGACTATCAGATGAAAATGGCTGAAATCAATGCTACTTCAATATCTGCTTCCTTGGATACTGGATCTTCATTTTCACAAAAGGATAGCGACCTGGAGCGATACAATTCCAATATTGATAGATGGTACTCGGCAGGCACCGCCGAGAAAGCCAAGCTGCATGAGGAGAATGCTGCTCTACGGAATAAATATGGCATCAAGAAGGACACAGGCAAGCTTCAAAAATTCCATTCTGGTGGGATCGTCCAAGGGGACCGGGGCGCAGAGGTTCCAGTAATCGCAAGAGCCGGTGAAATGTATCTGAACGATCAACAGCAAAGTAACCTGTTTAACCTCATAAGTTTCAAAATGCCAAGGCTTGATTTCTCTATGCCGAGTTTCTCTATGGCTTCGGGGGATGGGACAAATCCGCAGTATAACAACAATTACTACACAGTAACTTCAGGAGATACTTATATTGAAGACGAATCCGCAGCAAAGGTATTTTGGACCGAAAGGGACAACCTGGTGCGAAGACTGCAAGCGAGGGGAGGTAAATCCTAAATGATTGATGCTACTGTCGATGGTAAGTCCTTTAAATCCATTGGATTAGGGCTTAAAACTCACAATATACCCGTGTTACCGCCAACAAAGGACCATTCTCTTGAAATAGCCGAGAGGGATGGGGAATTAGACTTTGGCAGTACTTACGGACCGCGAACAATTAATCTTGAATGTGTGGTCATGGCTGATGATACAACCCTTGATTACCATAGGAGAGTCGCCCAAGTGGCGGCTCTTTTTAATGCAAAGAAAGGGGATATCGTTTTTACTTTTTCTGATCTTCCTGGAAGGCGATACATCGGTCGCTATGCCGGAACCTTGGATATCGAAAAAATACTTTGGGATGGAGAGTTAACCATACCAATCAAAATGGGTGAACATCCGTTTCCCGAGAGTGAGGAGAACATTAAAGAGGTGACCATCACACAGTCGCCGCAAACCGTTTCAGTTACGTCAGTTGGAGACGAACGGGCAAGTCCTGTTATCGTTCTGACCAACATTGGTGAAAACGACATACGAAATTTTCGAATTGCAAATGAATATCTAATTGAGTAGGGGGTCTTTACATTGGCGGACATACTTTTAAGTAAAAGTAATTGGTGGAAAACGGCCTGTATTAATGCAGCCTTAAGGGGAACAAACTTTACAGCCCCTCAGACCGTATATATCGCCCTATACACAAGCAATCCAACGGATGCAGATACAGGACAGGAAGTGATGGGAGGCGGATATGTACGGCGTGCTGTAACGTTTGATGCACCGGTCATTGCGGACCGTAGGGCAGTTGCAGCCAGTTCGGCAGATGTATCTTTCCCGATTGCAACGGCTGATTGGGGCTTGGTTACCCATATTGGTATTCGCACCGCAGCAACAGGGGGCAATCTAATGTATCACGGAGCCGTGAAAACGCCGCGTACAGTCCAAACTAATGACACACTTCGTTTTATGTCTGGTCAGATTTCGATTGACGAGGGGTAGGGAATAATTATGGAAAAAATGTACGCTCCAGTAGCAAATTCACCACGGACTGAACTGGCTGAAATCATTAACGCGACTCAGACCGAAATCAAGGTAACCAACGCTGCTGTATTGCTTCAAGGTGAGGGTATAGCGGTTGTAGGCAATGGGGATGTAGCGGAAACGATCACATATACTAGCATAGAAGATAACACGCTTAAAGGCTGTATGCGCGGGTTTGAAGGTGTAGCGCGTGCTTGGGCATCCGGGACTTTGGTGGCACGTAATTTTACCGCGTCCGACTTGCGAGCAATACAAAAAAACATTGGAGCCATTGACGATAAATTACAAGGCATGGAGCTAACGGATGCCTTTATATATTACGTGGATGCTGTTAACGGTTCAGACTCTAATGATGGTCTGACTAAGGCCAAGGCATTCAAGACCATTGCCAAAGCAGTAAGCGTCATGAAGCCTATAAGCCTGTCCCGGTTCTCCATTGTGCTGTTACCAGGAACGTATGATGAAGATGTTGAGATGAAGCACAAGCTGCGTGCTCAGACGCTGGAACTAAAGGGAGAAACAGAAGATGCTAGCTTATACAAGGTTAAATCTGTCACATTAGACAACTTCACAAACCGTGCAGGAATTTACAATATGACGATAACAACTACTGAAAAAGTTGGTATATCTCTGGTCTATTGTAACCGAACTTTGATCGAGAATGTTGTTATTGAAGGTGCTTCAACAAGCCAGCACGGTATTAGTAGCTATGACGCTAATGCACGAATCGTAAACTGTAAAATATCGAATCGCAATATCGGCATTGCAGCAGATGCCCGTTCTTGGTTCTATATCGAAAATTGCACAGGGTCCGGTAATGTTACAGGTATACAGTCGCAGTTGGGTTCTATTATCGTCGTGGCTGGAACTGTTCCAAAGGGTGTAACAGATGAAAAATCGCCATTATCAGGTCAAATATTCGGGAATACGCCTTTTGTGTACCTTCGTAGCGGGGGATACACCTTGCCAGCTAATTCCGCGCCTGCTGACGTACCCGTTACTACAGTGATGGAAGACAGCTATAGTATGCGCGTTGGAAACACGGTGGTTATTAGTAAAAGTGGCTGGTATCACATCAATTGTCTAGCCACGATAGAGAGCCTTCCAAATAATAAAATCGCTGATATAACAGTGTACAAAAATGGTAGCAACTTAACTACCCGCCAAGGAGCTGGGCTAGGTACTGGATTGGTTACATTTTTGACGATGGATGATCAGCAATATCTAGCAGCAGGAGACGTAATATCATTCAAAGTCTTTCAAAGTGATTCGGCAGAACACAATGTTTATAACACACAGATGAGGATTACATGTATCGGGCAAAGAAGGACTTAATTTAGGAGGGAGGTCTATGTTTAATACAGGTGGATTTAATGGCCTTGCTCTTAATTCGGGCAGCTCAACGGATGGGAATGTAATAGATCTGTCCGCTCATTTATCCGGTCAGTCACAAATGTATTCCCAGCGTAAAGAGATTAGCGGGGCCGAAACTGACAATGCATTCAATCTAATGTCTTTCAATACTCCAGACTCTAGCGTATCAATTGAATACATTTTAGATTTTAACTTGGATATGACCGCAGGCGTGGAACTTTCAGGCGAAGGCCGGGCGCAATCTGATTTTGTTCGGTCTTATGACTTAGAAGCTATGCCAATGTCCGGCGATGGACGCGTAACAGATGCACAGTATACTCGTGAAATTATTATACAAGTTTCACCTATGTCGGGAGAGGGACGTTTGCAGCCAGCCGAGGCCAGCCGATTCCATACAGATTATATTGAGTTTACGGACGTATTCCGTCCTGGTGAAGTCATTACTATAGATGCAGGAAAATTCAAAATTATGAGAAATGGTCAGAACGTCTCGCATCTTTACAATGGTGATTTCTTCGATTTGAATCTCGGCAATAATAACCTGACCTGGACGGACCCAGAGACAGGCCGGACGGTTTTGTTCCGCATTACACATCGGGATAAATACTTATATTGAGGTGACTTATGCCTACTCCAACTATGCAAGTGTTTGATAAAAACCTTCGGCGCGTTGGTACGCTGGTTGATAGTTATGACATTCAGCGGCGGCGACGCATAAATAGCGATTATGAGCTAACCTTCATGGTTCCAATGACCAGTGAAGACTATAGGGACAAGATAGCAATCAAGGGCCACGTTCGGGATGAGCGTGGTCAATTTTATGTCATTCAGTCTCGTAGTCGATCAAGGGAAGGCCGAAAGCTGACTGCAAATATTTATTGCAATCATGTTATGTTCAAACTGAACGATTACAAGTTTCCGTATGCGTCTTACATTGCAGAAGCCTATGGTATCCATATCAACCAGCTTACAGACCTGATTACAGCTGCTACAGGCGGACGGTTTAAGTTCGTTATTCACGACACATTTGATTTGCACGATGTTAAGGACTTTGGGCGAGGCAATTGTCTTGAAGCGCTTAATAAAATCATTCAGATGTATGAATGTGAAGTCGAGCCAGACAACTTCACAATTAACCTGAGAAAAAAGATCGGGACTGACAACGGATTACAGTATCGGCTTAAAAAGAATATCGTATCTAGTTCCTTTAAGGATAAAGGCGAATCCTTGGTGACCAGGATGTTCGCTCAGATGAAGGACGGACGAACTTTTATCGGAATGGATGCGTCCAAACTGACGGACGAGGAGCGGAGTTTGCTTTCCGGTGTGCCGGGAACGATCGTAAACGGGAAGCTGGCTGCTAACTATTTAATTTCACCTTATGCTCAGTATTGGGCCAGCGAGTCAGTTCCTTTTTATGATGGGGAAATCATAGAGCAGGATATTGAAGAACCTGAAGAGTTGCTTAAGGCTACTCGAAAGGCTCTCAGGGAGCAAGAGAACGTAACACTAGAAGTTACCGTATCAACGGCTGACCTATTTAAAATTGACAATACAGAACCAGAACCGCATTTAGGTGACACGGTAATGTGTATTGATCCGGCTATGGATATGAACAAACTCAAAGCCCGAATAACAGAGCTTACAGAGTATCCGTATAGCCGAGACAAACACAGTGAGCCTACGATATCCAATGTCAATTTACGGGACTATGCGGATATTATTTCTGACCTGGAGAGAAATAAGAATATTATCAATAATTTATTTTCCAACGGCAAGATTCGGACGGAGGTTTTTGAATCTTTCGCTAAGCAAGCTGTGATAGACATTGATAATTCCAAAACGCAAATCAAGTATGATCAGCGCGGTATTATATTGCAGGATCAGACCAATGCACTGAATCAGGTTATTATGACATCAAACGGTGTTGTCTTAACAACGGACGGAGGAAAAACGGCAAGGACGGCTATTACAGCACGCGGGATTGTTGCTGAGCAGATTGTCGGACAGCTCGGTAACTTTGTATCCTTAGTAATTGGTAGTGGCAATAATGTTACCAAAATCAATACCAACGGTATCAGTGCAGGAAACGACGATTATACTATTGCACCATTCCGGGTAGACATGCAGGGAAATGTTGTTGCCAGGTCAATCAAGCTTACAGGCCAAATTGATAACTCAGAAATGAATGCTTCAGATATTAAGGCTAGTACAGTTAACGCAAGTACAATACGAGGGAGTAAACTGATCGGCAATGAAATAGAAGGCGGTATTATTACAGGGGCTTTGTTTAGAACGGCTAAAGAGGGCCGCAGGATTGAAATAAACTCTAATGGATTGACCGCTTATAATTCATCTGGCGGTGAGGCTATTTCTTTAGGTCAATACGCCAATGGAGCGGCCTTGCTATTTATGGACAATGGTTCGCCTAGAGGGAGTATTTTTGGAGATTCAGATGGATTTCATGTAGGCAATATGGGAGGGGTATATATTAAGTCTACTGATGATATGGTTTATTTTCAGAATGAGATTAATTTTACTGACGCTACTGTTAGCGGGCTTAAGCTTGGAGTTGAAAATATTGAAAATCTTGGGGATACAATTAGAGAATTGAGGAACGATACTGCTTCATTGAGAGGTGATATGTACGATGATGTGATCGTGAACGCTACATTTGATCCATCATCAAGAAATTTGAAACTGTTTAGTCGAACAAGGACAGTTGCGACTGTTAAAATTCCTGCTGGTACTAGTTCGACAACATAATGTTTACTGCACCTCCTACCGATGGTAATATTAGGACAAATATACTATGTAGGAGGAACGGATAATGAAAAAATGGTCTTATTTACTTAGTGGTGTGTTGATCGGAGCAGTTGTTGCTACGGCTGGTAGTGCATTCGCGGATCAAATCAAATCTTTAGTCGGTGAAAAGGTAGCGGGGGAATATTCAGTCAAGGTGAATGGAAATTCTCTTTCCGAAAGTGCCATTGTGGTAGACGGAAAGGCACATGTACCTTTACGAGCTGTAACCGACTCATTAGGGGCGAATCTAAAATTGGACGGAAAAACAATTCAAATAAATACAGATTCATCTGCTGATACAAAAACAACTTCTTTGTCAGAAACTGATGGGTTGATAAAAAAAGAAGAACAGTATGCGGGTTGGAGCATAGTGAAGTTGGAACAAAGGAAATCTGATTTAGAAAAATATATATCAGAATCTGAAAGCAGTAAAGAAAAACTAAATCATGAACTTGAGATTGCTGATAAATTATCGAAAACATCAGTAAGTTCATCAACATTAGCCATTAGAGAATCGAATGTGGCTAAAACAAAGAAGGAATTAGACAGTATTGAGAGCGCTATAGCTAAATATAAGACTGAACTAGAAGAAATAAATAAAGCTATAGCTTCACTTAAATAAAATACGTAGTGTCACAGTACTATACGTAAAATAAAATAGAGATATAGAAAAGCCTGTCCTAATTAGGATAGGCTTTTACTCTTTAGTGAAGGCGGGCTAAATATGAAGCATGAAAACGAATCAGATAGTTGGTCGTTTGAAAAGGAACTCGTTTTTGAAAGTGGAGCAGCCATTGGAATTTCAATTGGGTATAACAATGTAAAGACTGGAGATGTGATAGGTGTTATTACTGGATTGGAACATTTGGTTAAGGAAATTTCTGAGAAGGTTTCTTACTTAAAAAAAATGGGCAAGTAACTTAGTTGTGACTGCGCCTAAAAGCCATCCATACTTTGAAGCCGTCTCTGAGAAACGGGAAAATGTTCCTTTTTGAACGGGTACATTGTTCTCTATGACTGCATTTACCATACTCAACATTTCAGTCATCAGTTCTTTATCAGGCCCGCAATTCTTATCAATGTAATCGGTGATTTGTTTGTCTGAAAAGTTGTTGGTGAGGGTTGCGTTTTGTTGAGAACCAATAATAGAGTTTTGGACATCGCTAATATGAAATGTCACAGACGAAGAAGAGTTGGATTGTTTTTTATGTTGGGATTCTGTTAAGTAGTAGGCATCTTTTGAAAAGTTACTGTTATCATCAATATCCTTAGATACAATTACGTCGTCGATGTAAAATTTTTCGTTTGTCGATTCCGAGAAAACCCAATCTTCTGGCTGAATATCTGCATTTGGGAAAAAGTGAATAAATCGCTTACCATCGCTTGTATTTCTATAACCCTCAAGAGTACCGATAGTTAATTCATTTCGGATTATTTTAAATTTCTCAGCTTTTCCAAAAGGTCTCATGAAATCTTGTAATTTCATATAAATCTCTCCTTTTTTAGACGTTTGTTTATTGTACAAGCTCTATATGAAATTGTACTCTCTCTTAGTCTATAGTAACAATACATTAAAATAATGATGCATTTAGTCAGGAAGCCCACTCCAAAAAAATGAATACAAGGGGATGTTAGTCTTATGGATTCTGAGCAAATAGAAAAAGAGATTTATTCGATTTTTATAAAGAATGGGGTAAGTTATGATAAAGCATTAGCCATTCTGAACATAGTTAAAAATGATCTTGAGTGTGATTCGACGAGACAGTCAGTTAAGCCGAGAAATGAACTATCATAGTATTGCGTTGCGGAAAAGAATATCATATCCTCTTGGAGCCATGTAAATAGTGAAATCAGTTCTGTTGATTGGATACTTATAAAAGTTAGGATCTTCCACAGAAATGTATTCGTTGTAGTACAAGGAAGCTAAAATTGCGAAAAGCTCGTATCCTTTTTTTGAAGATACCTCACTCAGCGAATCAAAACTGATATCTTTTCCCTCTAAGTTCATTTTTCTTATTGTCTTTAATATATCAATAGTTTGTTTTGTATAGAATTCAGACATTTACAAATATCACTCCATTCATTGGTTTGAATAGTGAATATTCGACAAAAGTGATTATTTACCTTTTATTATCCGTAGTGATTAAGCAATAAATACCAAATACAATACAAGTATGAAAGCCTCTGAATAACTCAGGGGCTTATTTTCGTTTGGGGAGGTGATGAAACCCGTGGCAAAGATAAAATCCACATTGGATATACAACTGGATCTAACCAGACCGATTGAGGAATTAACGGAGGTTATTTCTGCTGTAATTGCTTCGCAGCCAGCACGCCGGAAAGAAATACTTACAGGTTTGGATATAGCAGTAGGAAATGCATTAGCAGAGATACAGGCCCAAGAAGAAAAGGATCAAAAAGCAAATGATGATAGCTCAGGAAAAGTTTCCTGAACGGAGAGACGGGGGAAGCAAGGTGGATAAATGGGAGGTTTTTAAGTTCAGTACTGCTTTAGGAAGCAGCGCTGTGACGTATTTTTACGGTGGGTGGTCGGGAGTATTGGGGGTGTTGCTTGCACTGGTCATTATTGATTATGTGACCGGATTATTTGCCGCTGGTGCAGAAGGTAAGAAGGGTACCGGACCCGGTTTGAAAAGTAAGATTGGTCTTATCGGTATCGCTCGAAAGGTATTTATTTTTGCAATGGTAGCAGTATCCCATCTAATTGATGGAGTCTTAGGCGATTCGCACCTTTTCCGGGATGCGGTCGCCTATTTTTATATGGCAAATGAGCTGCTTTCGATTCTTGAGAACGGCGGCAGGCTTGGAGCGCCAATTCCACCAGTGATCCGGCAAGCGGTTGAGGTTCTGAAAAGTAAAAGCGGAAATCAGGAAGGAGAGAAAGAGGATGCAACAACGAAACAGCCGTAATGCCCAAGGAATAGACGTATCCCGTTATCAAGGAAAGATTGATTGGAAGGCGGTCAAGGCAAGTGGCATTTCCTTTGCCTTTATTAAGGCCAGTCAGGGTAAGTTATACCGCGACAAAACATTCATCGGTAATGCACAGGCTGCACGAGCTGTCGGAGTCCTGGTCGGGGCCTATCACTATTTAGACGATTCTGCGAAAACGCCAGAGGATGCCCGAAAGGAAGCTGCAAACTTTGTGAGCGCCATTAATTCAGCCGGAGGCATCGCGGCCTTCGATCTGCCGCCGGTTATGGATTATGAGTCCAACAAGTCCGGATTAAGCAAAGCGGCGCTTACAGCCGTAGCTAGGACATTTCTGGCGGAAGTTGAGCGGCTTACTGGAGTACGACCAATCGTGTACACATATCCTTCGTTCATCGGTAATTTCAGCGGTTTATCAGATTACCCATTGTGGATTGCCCGGTACAGCGCCACACAGGTTCCGCCTGGCGCATCTGGTTGGTCACGCTGGGATTTCTGGCAGTATAGCGATGGCTCGGCTGGTGGCACATTGCCGTCCGGCACACGTAAGGTGGCTGGCATAGCGGGTCCAGTCGATTTGAATGAATTTGACGGTACGGCAGATGAGCTTCGGACACGGTTTAGGAAGAAGACATCCGTACCCAAAGAAGAGCCTGCCACTGTTGCGGATGGATCATTCCAGATCAACGGAGAGAATGTGGGTAAAGCTCTGCTGTTTGATGGAAAGACTCACGTTCCGTTGCGTGTGCTGGCGGATGCTCTCGGTATCCCTTTACGCTGGGATAATGCCAAAAAGGTCGCATATTTAAACAATCGCAAATTGCAATCTGTGCAGCTTGTGGAGGGTGTCGCTTATATACAACTTCGGCCAATTGCAGAATCTTATGGAGCCGAAGTTTCATGGGATTCTAAAAATAGAATTGCTAGTCTGAAAACGAAAGGAGAAAAGTAATCATGCAAACAATTATCGAAACTGTACAACCTTACGTAAATACTATCGCCACAGCCGCTGCGGGTGTGCTTACAGCGTTTATTTTAGGAGGTCTGAACAAACTTAAAACTAAGGTTAATGTGTGGTTAGACGCACGTACAACAGACGCACAACGCGAAGTAATCCATAAAGTATCAGGGGAGGCATTCGCACTTGCTCAAACAGCATTTAAAGAAGCCGGAGGAGAACGTAAGCTTCAGGAGGCTTTGCAGTATGCTTCACGTACTCTTACTAGTCAAGGCATCGCAGTATCCCAAGTAGAGCTAAAATCTGCGATTGAGAAGGCATATCTGGAGTATAAGGCTAAGACAAAGACAGTGCTGACTACCGAAGCACAGCCAAGTGAAGAGGCGACACAGGCCGCAGCTAAAGAAGCTGTATCGGGTCTTGCTGCAAAGCTTAATGATTTCTTGGCACAGGCTACAGCAGAGGTGAATAATACTGTTCCAACTCAGGTGCAGTCTGAACCTGAGACCATTTCAGAACAAACGTCTGTTGCTACTGAATAAAATATGTTTGCAGCTTCAAAGTAAATTAAAAGGAAATACCCTGCTAGCACATACGAGCAGGGTATTATACATACAATATTTTCAAAAGAAAGTATTTCGTTTTTACTAATGTGTTTGTATAATAATAACAAACGATTAAGGAGGAGATAAGTGTGCAAAAAGAAGTGCATAAATTGCATCCAATTTTGAGAAGAATTTTTCACTTATTTTCATACGCATCGTCCTTCATGATCACGGTTGGCTTCTTCTGGGCGATTCAGATTTACACATTTGGATTAATTCCAATGATTAGAAAGGCAACCTTACTTGGCGTTCCAATATTCTTTGTGCTGAGTTTCATAATTGCAGTTTTTTTAGTTAAAAAGTTTATTAAAATAAAATCGCCATATTATTGACCTTTCGGGAGTTCTTCAGATACCGGAAGGTTTTTTAGTTCTTTTGGCGTAGTTACCTCCAATCTTGAAAGTACTTTTTGCATTTCCAGAAGTTTCATTTGCTGACTATCAGATTGCTTTCTGAATTTGAGCCATTTTTCAAGTAAACCATCCGAAGTGCTTTCTAGTGATACGCTTTGCTCAGATTCTGTTTTTGAATAGTTTCCTTTATAACTTCCACCTACGATATAATGTAATACTAGACCTAGCCCTATTAAAACCAGGGGAGAGGTATAATAAATTATTTCTATTGTGCCTGGTGATTGAAGGCTTAGTTTTATGTCTAAGTTTTCTTCTTTGATTTCCTCTTGGGTAAACTCCTCGACTATAGGTAAAAGTTCCACTGGCGTATTAAGTAATTTAATCAAACCCAAATATGGAATGTTGTCTTTTTTCTTGACCTCTAACACTAAATGAGTTTCATTACCTTTTACATATAATGAATGCAAGGTACGATCTATAAATGAATCGTAGGCTGTTGCATCTGTTATAGTATGATGAGAATTCAAAAGTTTATATAAATAAGGATCTATTTCGTTTTTCCTTACTGTTTTAATCCACTTTACTGTTCTTCTTTTTTGGAAAGGACATGCACCGTCTAAAATATCTTCATCATTTATTTCTGCTTTATACACATCCGTTTCGACAACACCGAAACTCAAAAAATTTGATGCGGCACTTGGAATCAAAACAATATCGTTTATCTTGATTTCTAGACTAAACCTTTTTAACTGGCTCAAAATTCTCCCTGGTTGTTTCTCATCAGGATATTTAATTTTTATTAATTCTAAAAGTGATTCATTATATTCGTGTTTTGTCAGAACGTTGAAATCCAGATCATCCCAACCAATACCTACAAAATTATCATGAAAAAATTCTTCATAATATTCACCAGACTGGGTTCTAACTAGCCAGTACCTTCTATTGGTATCAATGATAGGTACAGGTATACCTTCAATTTGCTTTACGAACGTTTCCAAATCTAAGTCCACTTACAGCACACCTTTGAATGTCCTCATCGGCTGAGGGTTTTGCTATATTTTTATGATGAGACTATGTTACTATAACTAGAACTTAATGGCTATATGTGGAGTAGATGTTTACAAAATGTCCCATACTCTATATAATCGGTCTAACACATACGAAAGCATCGGTGACACCCTACTAGCTAAAGCCAGTGGGGTGCTTTTACGTTATGGGAGGTGTTATTTTGGCCTTTGATTTAATACCATTTATACTTAACATGATACTTATCCTTATTTCTTTTGCTGGTGGTGTTCTATTGTTAGGAACATTGTACAGGGGATATACACTGCTGGGTTTACTTATTGCCGAGAAAAAGAATAAGGACAATATCTAGAACACCACAATCTCTGCTGACAGTAAGGTTAGCGGAGATTGTTTTACGTTGAAGGTATTACCTTGCTGTTCACCGAATAAATTATCGAGGTGATCAGCATGAACCATACATATAAAGTCTTAAAGTCGGATATAGAATTATTTGCAGCTGCATTAAACCAAACAAGAGTGTACGTTGTTCAGTCGTTGGGAGAGGATATGGTGTCGGTTGTAGACTATGGTGGCACTGTAGAAAAGTTTTCGCCTGATTCGGTCAAGATTGCCGGAGCTTATTACATACGGAATCAATTTGAATTTAGAGTAGACAAACATCCCCGCTAACCTTAATTGGTCGGCGGGGATTTTGAATTACATATAACGTTCTCATATTCACGACGTCAAAAAGGTGGGTTGTCTCCTGAAATTTTCTTCGAACTCCTTCTCTCAGACCGAGGCTCCGAAGCTCGAATATTATGTTATGTGATGTTAATCAGCTTCGGGAGGATACACTACAAGTATGTTAACTATGGTTATGCGTATTTCGAATTGTATTGCAAAGTCACTAATCTTATTTGGTCAGGTAAGTTTATTTATTTCACTCACTCTTAGATAGATGAATATTTTCATTGTTTTAATTTATACCATTATTTATTTTCCTCTCCGCTAATTCTTCTCTCAAGGATTTCTGTAATATCTGTGAAAAGTTTAATCCTGCTGCCTCTGCATCTACATTCAAATCATGAGGTAAACTTAATGTTTTTTTTACATATTTTATTTTTTCTTTTAATGAGCATGTTGCAAGTATTGTACGTTGATTTTGTTCTAATGGAATCTTATCTAAAGGTGTTGGGGTTGGTATTTCTTCTTTATCTTCTATACGGCTTTCTATAGTTAACTTTAAAACCTCGTTCGCTCTTCTAATAGCTTGCTCAATCGAATCTGCCTGAGACAGAGCTTCTTCCAAATCAGGAAATGTTATTGCTATATGCTTATCTGAGAAATCTAATATAGCTACATACTGAAATTCATTTTTCAAATTAGTTCATTCCTTTCTGTTTACGTATTAAACTTTCCTTTAATGAACAAACGTTATGTGAAAAGGCGAGAAGGGTGGGGCTAAAATTTCAGCCCCGACTTCTTCTCGATATCCTTTAGGATATGTATTGCCACGTCTTTTTCAGGATGCACTATTGTAACCTTTGCCCTAATTGTTGGGTGTTTATACTGCCAGTGATCACCAACTGTTTTCACCCAATACCAATCGTTATCCTTTAATAATTTTATGATTTCTCTCGAAGAATAACTCCTCAAATGAACTCACCTCCTATATATATTATAATACGTATCAGTACGTATTGCAATTTTTTTGCGAAACAAAATTCGATAATTATTTGTTGAATAACGAACGCTTGTTTGCATATAATGTATTTGGAAAGGCGGTGGGCGGAAATGCTACCAGATATCGAGCGTAAGTTACTGCGGATACTGTACAACTATTCTGCTGGGCGAAGACGGATGCCCACTATGAAGGAACTGGAGATAAAGACAGGAAGGCGTACAGAGGACATAAAGGAGGGGCTGTTGGCTCTTGAGAGGGATAATTATATTCTATGGGATAACAAGAGTGATACCCGCCACATCATGATAATAGAGGGCTGGGATCGTGATCAGAAGATCGTTACGCCTCCCGGCTCTGCCAATAGGTACTATACGGAATATTAAGCCTCGGATTAATCGGAGGTTTATTTTTTTTGCTTTCTGGAAAACATATCCCTTGTAAGGAACAAATGTTCGGAATATAATTTCTACATAACACAACAGGAGGCTACATACATGTCTAAAAAATTAGAGGAAAATGGGTTATGGGAAAGCTCGCGCATTATTATACCGGAGCATAAGGAAGCTTATTTAAAGCTTATGAAGGACCGTCAGCGGCGCGGTAAACCGGAGTTGGACGACCAAGAGGTACAGTTAATTGAGCAGGCGCTAATAGACTCCTACAACTCACGTACAATCGTTTCAATTACCGTATTCAGCCCGTTTGATGATGAAGAGCTGACAGGGGTGGTTACTTCTATAAACACGGCAAGAAGGGAAGTAAAGCTGTCTCGTGGTCAAGATGATTTTAGCTGGATTAAGCTGGAGGATATTGTTTCAACTGGTTAAAGCGAAAGCCCTGAATTTCTTCAGGGCGATTAATCATTTCAGACCATATTGCGCTTTGTTTGTGAGTTTGCCACCTTGAAACATCAAATTTGCATTTGCTCCAAGGGAACCTTCTCCTTCGTACTGATAAATGATTGTGTGAAATGGTGTACCTTCCGTTTCTCCTTCAGAGAGCACCTCTCCATAACCGCCAATAATGTCAGTCGCCTGATCATATGATATGCCCATTTTCAGACGGTTGAACTCGCTTAAGTTAATCGTTGAAGGGTTTTCGACAATCTCCTTTTTTGGAGACTCAAGTTGGCCGTTTTGTTGAGTAGCATCTAGCGGGGATGACACTAATGTCAAGGCATTGCTTACAACAAGTGCAATACATATAACAAGCGATCCGATAGATGATAGAAACATCCATTTTGCTTTCCCTGTTTTTTTAAATAAATGCACTATAGATAAGACAATTAAAAGAAGAAAGAGGAGGAAACACAATATTGATAATAAAACCATAAATAACCTCCAGATAGATGACTATATTCACGACCAGTCTATCAGACCTTGGGATAATTTTCTATAATCACAAAATAAAAAAGGCGGTATGTAGAATGCATATTAATCAATTTCCTCAGGATACACAGGATTATATCCATGAACTTTGCGCAAAGGCGATTTTGAGGGCAATGCGTAATGGTACATTTATTGAGAATATATCTTCTGAAAAGGAGGGACAGAATGAGGAGTAAACAGGACTTTCTTGAAAAATTACTGAAGGACATTAATCAATACATAGATGAAGAAGTTGAAGTACGTTACAGCGAAAGGATATTAAGCGATAGCGAATACGATATATCGACTGTAGGTAAAGAAAGGAAGACATTGAAATCGCTTCCAGACGTACTTACATCTAATGATATTGCAAAATATATGAGTATCTCAAGACGTACTGTTTATGAGTTATTGAAAATAAATGAGGACTATGGCGGTATTACTAATTTTTCAGTGGGTAACAGCAGAAGAGTTATGAAAAGCGACTTTTTAGATTGGATTGAAAAACGTAAACAAGAACAAAGAGATAGTTATAGTAAAGAGTAACTATATCACTGAGAGGCACTCCAGCAAATACGGCAAAGGACGTGCAACAATGCGGGAATACCGGGTAGAGATAAAACAAAACTTAAGCTGGAAGGCAGCAGCATCTCTCGCAGAAATCATTATGATCGTACACGATATAAAAACACCTGTTACAGTAAAAGTCATCTCACCTTTAAGGGCACAAATTATTGTTGGACAATATTATCAACTTAGTACGGGCGACTGAATGAAAAATGAGCAGGAGGGGTAAAACCTCACTGCTCTTTTACTTTAAATGGGTTAAAAAATCACCCGTAAATTACCCGCAAAAAGACTTGTAGATCGTTAATTGTTCTTGTAGGTGTAACTCGCTCAAAAATCATAAAAACCCTTTGCCCTTGCGGCTTTAACTCTCTTCTTGTATGCTTGTGTAGATAATGGTTAATATATGTTCTATATTTGAGGTGGATTAACATGAACAGAATTTATCTGGATCATGCCGCATCGACTCCTATGCATCCTGAGGTTGCGCAGACTATGATGGACATCATGACCGGCCAATTTGGCAACGCTTCGAGCGTTCATGCCTTTGGTCGCGATGCCAAGCGCACCGTCAGCGCTGCTCGGGATGCCGTTGCGGCCTCTTTGGGCTGCAAGCCTGAAGAAATTATATTTACGAGCGGAGGGACAGAAAGCGATAATCTGGCCCTGTTTGGGACGGCTACGGCAGACGGCCGTACTTCCGGGCATATGATTACAACCGCGGTTGAACATCACGCAGTGCTTCATGCTTGTGATGAGCTGGAAAAAGCGGGATATGAGGTGACTTATGTCCCAGTCAACGGTTTTGGACGCGTGAACCCTGCGGATATCGAGGCTGCCATTCGACCGGACACTTTTTTGATCAGCATGATGTATGCCAACAATGAGGTGGGCGTCATTCAGCCGATCTCAGAAGTAGGGCAGATTGCGAGAGAACATGGCATTGTATTTCATGTAGATGCGGTTCAAGCTTTCGGTCACATACCCATCGACTGCGGCAATCTTCCGATTGACTTACTGAGTGTGTCGGGTCATAAGATTAACGGACCGCAAGGGGTGGGTGCTTTGTATATCCGTCAGGGTACACGCATTCAGCCGCTAATGCATGGGGGACTTCAGGAGAAGAAACGCCGTGCCGGAACAGAAAACATCGCTGGTATTGCGGGTCTGGCTAAAGCCGCAACTCTTGCTAATGCTTCCATTGAGGAGCGTCGGGCGCACGATACAGTTCTTCGCCAGACGCTGCTTAAAGGGTTGGACGGCACTCTGGGTAGCCCAAATTTTGTAATTAACGGTGATCCTGATCATTCTTTACCTAATGTCCTCAATGTTAGCTTTCCGGCCATTGGTACAGAGACCATGCTGATGAACCTTGACATGGAAGGAATCGCAGCAGCAAGCGGATCAGCCTGTACTTCCGGATCTCTAGAGCTATCGCATGTATTGCAGGCAATGGATCTTCCTGAAGATGTTTTACATTCAGCGATTCGCTTTAGCTTCGGTTTGGGTAATACTACGGAAGAAATGGAATACACGGCCAAGAAAATTGAAACCATATGGAAGCGGCTGCGTACTAGGTACTAG